TCTATAGCGTGGATGCGTTGGAAGGAGAGGCCCTGCGCGGAAAGTTGTTTTGAAATCGATTCTAGGCGCTCGGCCGAGCGATCAAGGTTAACCACTAAACGAAGAATGTTGGTTGGGGGGGGGTGACATCTTGAAACATGTTTGATATGGGTGCAAAAAATGGCTCACGGTTGTTGGCTCACCCATGAGCATGGTACGTATACATAACTTTATCACACCGCCTTTAGGCGGTTTTTTCTTATGTGGAATTTTATTGTCAAGGCGCTGAAAGAGGCGCTGAAGGAGAAGGTGACTGAAATGACGAAAGAAGAAGTGAAGGAATGGCTCGACAAGCTCGGCGTCAAGGTCGAGGAAGTGACGGACGAGCTCATCGCCAAGGTTGAGGCCCAGAAGGCTCTGCTCGATGCGGAGACGCGTCGCAAGACGCGCGTCTTTTGGGGAAGCGTTGCGGGCGTCATGACAGTGGTCGGATTCGCCGCTGGCTTTTACGTCGCTCGTCTTATGGGGTGATGTGATGCCTCTGCACGATCTCCTGCCAAGAGGAGTCGAGGGAGCGCTCGCTGTGCTTGGTGGGTGGATCGGCTTGATCTACAGCACCACTTTGCAGTCGGTGGCGCCTCTCGTTTGGTGGTTCCTCATCTTCGTAATCGCCGACCTAATTACAGGCATCTGGGCAGCTATTAAGACTGGCACATGGTCCTCGAAGCGCTTGAGTTTTGGGATGGTCAAGAAGGGTCTTGCCTTCGCAATCATCATTCTTGCTCACGGTCTCGATGTGTCGTTTTGGTACATCTTGCACGACATGCCTGTATTTCAGAGCGTCACGCTCTGCGCTTATGCATGCGGCGAATTCGGCTCAATCATTGAAAACGTAGAAAAGGCCGGGTACGGAGAGGCTTTGCCGCCAGCACTGCGAAAGATCTTTTTGACGCTCGAAAAGCGTCTGGAAAACGCCGTCGACTCAAAACTTGACGGCATTGGTCTGAATGACGATCCCCAAGACGACCATAAGGACAAAAAATGAAAAAGAACTTTGGGGAGTATCCCCCTGATCTTGCCGTGCCTCTCGTCATAGAGCATGAGGGCTTTCGCGGCAAGGCATATCTGTGCCCTGCGGGCGTCTGGACCATTGGCTACGGCCATACCGGCGGCGTTCATCCAGACGACCAAATCGATATGGAGAACGCACGTCAAGTCTTAGCTTCTGATCTGCAAGACGTGCAAAACCGGCTGATTGAGTACCTCAATGTTTCAGTGACAAGCGGGCAGTTTATAGCTCTGATGTCACTTGCTTTCAATGTCGGCGTTCGAGCTGTATCGATGTCTAAGCTTCTGCGCAAGCTAAATGAAGGAGATGAAGAGGGCGCCGCCGACGAGTTTTTGGATTGGACCAAGGCGGGGGGCAAAGAGCTTGCTGGACTAGTCAAGCGCCGACGCGAAGAACGCGAATACTTCTTGCGGGGGTACTGATGCTTAGTTGTGTACTCAAGTGGGCGGTACGAATACCGCTGGATTTTCTAATGGCCATTGTGGGCAGGATCATCGCACCGATCCTGCCTTTTTTTGTGCAAGAAAATGGCTATTTGCCTCGATGGCTTTGGTGGTTCCAAACGCCGGACAACCCTTGCGACGGTGATGAGGGACATATGGAACGCTGGCCTCGGTCGGGCGGTATTTGGACATATCTCAGGCGCCTTGCTTGGTTTTTGCGAAACGTGGCCTATGGCTTTGGCATCGATGTTCTTGGCGTTGAGGTCTTGCCAACGGATAGCTGGATCATCGAAGGTGACGAATCGGCTGGCGATCAGAGCGGCATCAGCGGCACGTGTTATCGGCGCGTGTATCGCGGATCGAAGCTTGTTGCCTTCCATTTGTATTACGTAAAGCACTATCGCTTGTTGGGGCGTCCGTGCTGCGTTCGCGTTTCGCTCGGCTGGAAGCTTTTCAGCTCTTATGAAGCAGGACGAAAGCACCATACCTGCTACGCAAATCCTATAAAGGGATGGCACATTCGACAATAAACGTCAAGAGGTACCTTGTATAACCCTAAATGGGTACATATTCAATTTGCCCATAGCGGCTTTTAAGGCTGGGAGGGCTCGTGATGGAGCCGAATCTGACGTGGCAAGCGACGTGCGTTTACGGCGTTCTGATCGCTTTCGGCATCCTCTTCGCATTGCTTCTGGCGGCGAAAGTAGTCAAGGCCTGGCGGGATGCTCTTAAATGACAAATTGGTTGAAATATGCCGCCGTTGCGGTACTCGCATTCGCCATTTTCGCGGCGGGCTATCAGCTCGCTTCGGCGCGTGGGGATGCGGCTCTCAAGGCGTATCGGCTCGAAGCCGCAGAAGCGCGAGCAGAACAAGGGAGGAAAGACTATGCGCGACTGGTTTCAGCAATGGATGCCGTCGCTGCTTCTCGCGGCGAGCTTGATAGTGCTCGCGCTGATGCTGACCGGATGCGCGACGCGTTCGATCGTCGACTGCGCAGAGCAGAAGCCCTTGCCCAAGAGCCTGACAGCGCCGATCTCGCAAGATGCACAGAACTACTCAGAGAAAGTACAGAGCTTCTTTCTGAAGGTCGAGAGCTGGCTATCAGAAGCGCCGCCAAAGCAGACGCCGTAAGCGCGCTCCAGAAATGAAGAAACCCCGCCTGGGCATCAAGCTCGGGCGGGGTCTCTTTTTTTGTATCTGGCGGCGTTCTTACGCAAGTAAGGCTTGAACGCGAAGAGCGCGATAGTCTTCTTTATCGATGCGCCCCGTTTCGAGTGCGTCATCAAGATAAGTAAGAGCTTGCTCTTTCGTGCTGAAGTCCATTACATCATCAAGATTGCCACCCTGACCAACCCAAGAATCGTAGTCGCCATCGAGGCCGAAGTTGCTCATAAATTCGTCTTTATCCATCAAGTCGAGGGAGTTTCCCTCGAAGACAAAGAGCTTCGTCGTTTCTGGCTTTTCAGCCAGCTCATCAAGCGCCGCCTCGGCGGCCTCTGATTCTTCTTGCGAGATATTCATCGCGCCAAGAACCTCACCATCTTCGAGCGCGTCGCGAGTGCGCTGAATAAGATCAGCTTTTGTTTCGCTGTCATCTGCGAGTTCTTCAAAGATGTTGTTGATGATGTCGTTTGCGTTTGTCATGATGTTCTCCAATTTTTCCTGAATCCATTTCGATCCGCCGAGGCGGCCAAAGAGTTTATGTTGGTCCGGCGAAAGTCTGACATGAACGTATCTTGTTCCTGCCGGCTTTCGCCCAGCGCCTTTACGGGCGCCCCCACGAGTGTTTGTAGTCATCGTGCCTCCTTTGATTGATAGTATGTATCTTTCAAAGACAAAAAAGCAAGATGAAAGATACGCACTATTAATCAAGATTGATGCGCATCAAAAAGCCCCGACGACGCGGAGGTCGACAGGGCGGGGTATCAATACTTTCAGCGAAGTATCAATACTTTTCCGTCGGAGTATTCATACTTTCTGGCAGAACTTCTTTTAGCGTATCCATGGGCAGAATCGTGTCTGCCCACGCCTGCATGAGCGGACGTCGCTGCTCAAGCAGGTCGCTTCTCTGATATGCCTGCTGGACGGCGTTGCCGGTCGCATGCATAAGCGACTTCTCAGCAAGGATCGGATCCTTTCCGGTCTCTGCGCACCAGTCACGAAAAGTTGATCGCATTCCGTGCAGAGTGGCGTCTTCGTCTCCTGAGACTTTTTTTAGACGCCTGGAGGCAAATCGCCGGTCGCAAAGCAGTGAGGCCCGAGTTTTTTTCCAGTGCGCGAGGAGCGCAAGGGCTTGATCTGAGAGCGGCACGACGTGCGGCTCGGGCCGACGGTCCTTTCGGCGCTCGGGCGGCACGGAGAAGGTGCGCGTATCGAAGTCCACTTCGCTCCATCGCATGAAAAGCACCTCATCACGCCGGCATGCGGTGAGGGCGAGGAAGATGATTGCCGGATCGCTCTGACACTCCCCCGTGATGAGCACCCGGAGCGCGTCCCGGAGCGCGTCAAGTGAGATCGCGTGAAAGTGCTCTGGGCGGCGCTCTTTCGTCTTGAGGGGCAGGTAGGCGTCGAGGTTCCCACGCCATAGCGCGGGATTCGGGATCGTCATGAAGCCGTCGCGGCGCGCGAGCGTGAAGATCATCTCCAAAAGCCCGCGCAAGTGGTGCGCGTTTTTGTACTGATCCCAAACGCCTGTGAGGAAGTCCTTGACGTTCTCGACCGTGATTTCGTCAAGGCGGCGGGACGCGAATCCCGCATCGCGGAGCGCGATGTTCGCGAGCGCCTGATACGTCCATGCGGAGCGCTCCGCCCAGTGTCTCAAATGCTTCAGCTCATCAAGTGCCCCGGGGACGTACTCTGCAAAGGTCGGGACGAGTGGACGGGCGCGTTCGGCGCGCTCCCGGTCGCGGGCGTCCTTCGGGTCGATCCCGCGCGCGAGGAGCGATCGGACCTGCGCGGCTTCGGCCTTGACGACCGCGAGGGTTTTGTCCTTTGCACTTCCAAGGCTGAAATCGCGCCGGCGGCCGTCTAGGGTGTAGCGGATGAAGTAGGTCCGGGAGAGTCCGCCGCGGCGGACGACGAGATAGAGCTGCGGCTCGACGAGGTAGCGTCCATCCGGGAGCGTGAGGGCGGACTTCGCGGTGACTTTTTGAGCGGGAGGCATAAGAGTGGGGCAGAGAGAACTTTGCCCCACCAATTGCCCCACACGAAGACGCGACGAGTTGCGGGGCAAAACCGGCCGATCTGCGGTATGTGCGCGGGCTCTTCCGAGTATATCGGCGCCCGCGCGGGGAAGTGCGGGGGATTCACGGATGAATCGCGGACTGCTCTCGGGGTGGGGTTTAGAACATCTGAGTATGAGGACTTTCCCGCATTCATTGGGCGAGCGGGGCGTCTCAGAAAATTGCCCCACACTTTGCCCCACTATCCGCAAAAAAACTTCGCCCCCGGGAGCTGATCATCAGGACTCCCGGGGGCGACGTTCTCTCTTTGATCACTTTAGCACGATCAGTGCGCGGGCATCGCGCACGACGTGGGCGGTGCGGACTTGGCGGCAGCCCGATCTTTGCGGATTGCCTCTTGACACTTTCCGCGAAAGAACTCGCGAATTTGTCCGACGTACCATATCGAACAATTGCGCATCCAGTTGACTTCCGCAGCAGGGGGCAGCTTTCCGGAAAGCACTGCGGCGCGGAGTGCATCGCCTGAAATCCCGAAAGCGGCCTGCAGCTCAGCTCCAGTCACCGGACGCTCTGGCAGAAGCGTTGGGTCAAAAAGATCAAAATTTCCCGCGTTATCGGTCATGATGTTCTCCCGTTTAAAAATTCGATTCGATCTTCTTTAGTCAGCGGTATGCTGACAAGCATTACTGCTGGATGAGTGATGCGTATGAGCGTCTGTGTGTCATAAGCCCACCAAAAAATCTGACCATCGCGTTCTTCGAGAAATCCGATTTGAACGATGCCGTGCAAATACATCAAGCCATGATGCATGTACGACTTTTTCCACGATGACGGATCATCTGGTCGAATCGCAGCAGCTGATTCGGAGTTGCACAGATGCTTGCGAGCTTTGAACATCACTTCATATGCGTCGTGCATCTCAGCTCTGCTCATCTCCGCCTGCATGTCTGCCAGAAGCTCAAGCGCTGGCTGCACTGGTTCGATCAGCCACCCCGGCACTTGATCAGCCTTTCCGGATTGAATCAGCTCACTCACGAGACGCATGCAGCCGTAAGCCACTATCATCAAAGATTGAGCATCGATCTTTGTCTGGCGCTCGAACGCGGCGCTACACACCCATCCGACGTGCAGCGAATTCATCACGTAGTCAACGTTCTCTAGCGTCCCTTCGCCGCGACGAATTGCATCGAGCGGAAGAAGTGATGCGAGCTCAATCTTTGTGTGCTCTTCTTTTGTGAGCTCTGGCAGGAGTTTGACTAGAAGGTGATTGGGAGCTTTTACAGCTTTCGGACGGTATGCCTTCGAGCGCTTTTTCTTGCGAGCTGCCATGTCAGTTCCCCTGCGTAAGGTGTAGATTTGCTATTTCATAATTCAACTCGTCATCGTCGAGTCCCCAAATAGCCTCTTCTCCGCGCTCTCTGATGCGCTTTTCGAAAGCAGCCTTCCCTCCGTACTGTCGAATCAGTCTCTCAGTTTTTCGGCTCATCTTGATGGCACTTCGTCGAATCATCAGAAAGCGCGACAAAAACTCAGCGTTGGATATCCTGTGCGGCTTGAGTCTTTTTCGAATTTTCATTGCGCGTCGTCCCACGGCCTGAAGCGAACATCTTGAAAGTCTGGCTTCCAAGCACTAGGGAAGTTGGAACAGTCACGAACCCACGAACAATCGAGCCACACCCATACATCTTTTACTAATTGCTGATTGTGTATGTACTCAACCCGATAATATCCATCTACAGGCGGATCTTCAGCCGGCCACTCATTCCACGCTTTGGGATCGTACTCACGTACTTCTTCAATGGCCGAATTTCTGATGAAAAGCGTCATATCTATCCCGTTGCATAGATAAAGTGCAAGACAGGTCTTGTCGCTTCTATTTCCAAAGTAACCAGATAGCATCTCACCAAACTCCGGCTCAATTGCCTCGAGTTTGGCTTGCAGCTCTTTGTCCTTAAGTCGGTATTTCATTTTTGACATCCTGAGACTTGAAGAAAACCATCCAGTAAGTTTCGGTTGCGGGCTTGCGGTTGCCCAGCAGGGGTTTTCTTCCGATCGTTTGCAAAACAAAGGGGAGCTTGAAATCTTTATCTCCCCACTTAAAAATCAGTGTGCCGTTTGGCTTTAGTACTCTCCAGCACTCATCGAAACCGCTTTTTAAGAATTTGGCGACGTCTGGAGGCAGTCGGCCATAAGCTTGACCCATGTAGCTCGATTCGCCGACATTTCTAAGATGCGGCGGATCGAAGATGACGAGAGAAAAGCTCTCATCTTCGAAGGGCAGATCTGTGACGTCCATTTGTTGGTCCGGCGCTATTTCAAGCGTCCGTCCGTCGCACTGGACGTAGCTATCCTCGCGAATGTCTCCGTACAGCACCACCTCCGACTTTTTGTCGAAGTAGAACTTACGGCTACCGCAGCAAGGATCGAGAACTCTAGGCGTTTTCATCTTTATCCTTTTCGAGCTGTTGGATTCGACATTCGAGTATGCAGATATATGCAATCGTGTTGTTAAGGTCTTCACCTTCCTCAATCAGCTCTTCAGCTCGTTCTTTACACAAATCAAGATCGGCGAAGGGCAGGTACTGACGTATCTTGTTTGCTTCGTCTCTCAGCTCGGTAATGGTGAGGTCATAAAAGTTCATCGTTCTTCTCCGCGAGAAATCGTTCTTCTACGTCCTTAGCGAGGAAGGCTTCAGCTTTACTTTGCGGCATTTGTCACTTGCTCCACGGCGTAAGCTTCCACAACCAGTACGCAAACTCAAAGATGCTGTAGCACGCGCTGTATGCGATTAAAAAGAGGATCGGGACTACAAACCCCAGGACGACAGATTCAGATACTTTTAAGACGTCCTGATTTGCAAACAGGATTAGGCCGATGCAGGCGAGTAGAGAGCAGATGCCTACGATAGTCTCGAACGTTGTCATATCCATTTCTCCGTTAAAAATCGTTCTTCTACGTCCTTGGCAAGCTGCGCCTGTACTTCGGGACTTCTCAGCCAGTCGCGACTGATCCGCCGCTCCTCCTTAGCGAGCTTCGCCTGCACTTCAGGGCTTTTCAACCAGTCCCGAATAATCCGCCGCGCCAGCACGCTCATGGAAATGCTTTTTGCCTCGGCGACCTTTCGAAAGTCGTTCATTTCAGCCTCCGAAAGCGTGACGCATATCGTCTTAATCTTCATCTTCATCGCTCCAAACTGGAACTCTGTTCTTAGCTTTCACCAAAAGGTCGATGAGTTCGTCGACATTCTCGGCTGAGAGATAGGCGGAATGAACGTTTTCAACGCCGTATTCCTTCGAGTCCCATTGCAATTGAAGCTGCACAAATTTAACGCTCTCTTCGCCGATATGAGGAATTTCACCTTGAACCACGACGATTCTTTCAGCGCCGCGGCCACGAGCAATTGGGAGTAGGCTAGTTTTTCGCGGTTTCATCTTTTTTCTCCTCGTTAACCACTTCTGCCATGCTCTTAAGCCCGGCGTAATTCCAGTCTTCGGCTTGCTGAATTACGTCGCGGAAAGCATCGTAAAAGGCGAATGCCGTCGCGCGGCTCGGCAGTTTGTTGCGGACCTTATAGAGCTTCCGCATATTCTTTTCGTCAATACTTTCATAAGCGGTAGTCTCCGAAAGAAATGCATAGAAGCGATTCGCTATCCAAAAGTCGTAGACAATTCCGCGAAACTCGAGCCGAATCCAATAGTGAGTGCACGAGATGAGTTTGACCTCATCGAGGTTGTCTAGCAGGACGTGAAAGAACGCATCGACGCCCTCATCGGTCGGGTGGTTCCGGATCCACACACTCGGCGTGAAAAGCACGCGTAGAAAGTTCTTAATCATCTTTTTCGATCTCGGCGATTCGCTTTTCGAGCTTTTCGATGGTTCGATTTATCGTTTCGGATGTCACGAAAAGATTATCTTCATCTCGTATAACGAGAAAACTCAGCGTTTCACATTTATAGCGAAACAAGTCCATCATGGTCGCCGTCCGCGGTGGCAGCATATCCTCAAAGCCGGCACACCTACTATCTCGATATCTATTCAACCACCAGATGGCTTTTTTGATATCTAGTTTTTCGGAGCCCTTGTACGGCGATCTAAGGATGTATTCGACGGCCGATGCGAGCGGGTGGGGAAGGGTCTCGGTTAGGTCGACCGGCTCCAGTACGATCCGGTACTTTTCATAATGAGCCGGATGATTGACGAGATCAATCTTTTCTTCAGTCATTTGCGTTTTCCTTTTCGATGTTGATTCCATAGCGCTCCAAAGTGCGCTCGATTTTGAAATCGCGGACTTGTTTAATTTTTTCTTGAAGCTCTGGGAGGATGTATAAGATCTGCTCAAGCATTACTTGGCAGTCCGCCAGCTCCGAAACCATCTCCTTGAATTTCTCACTAGCGTCTCCGTCTCCGAAATACGTTGCTCGGCGGTATTGCAGAAGCGCTGCGGACGCTTCCGCAAACTCCTCTGCCGCACGCGAGAAAATCAGGTCAAAACCTGACCTGTCGGCAATCGCCTTGATTCTCGGATCAAGCTTCGTCATTCGCAGCCTCGCTTTTGGCAGCTATTCCCTGCATAGTCTCTGCGAGAAAAAACATAAACACAGATGCGTTTTTCGTTATCCTTGATGCAGCCAAAAGACTTTCAGTGGACATTCCCTGCGCATGCGCATAAAGACGAATGAGTTCTCTTGCAGTAGAGGCGTCTCTTTCGCAATATGCATTAATAATCGGTCTGGGGAGACCAAAGAAATACTCGATCATTTCGATCAGCTCTTCTTTATCTTCTTGGTTCATCTATCTCTCTGTGTTTACGCTGTCAGTTCTAGGTTGGGATTTCGAGCGATCAAGCCTTCTTGCAACAACCGTCGATAGAAGTAAAAGATCCCTTTTCCGGTGACGTGCGCGTGTGTTTTCTGATCCTTTTCACCATCGGAATGCGTGAAAGAATGAAAACGCGTCACCATCAGCCCTTTGTTGATAGAAAACTGCATGGCTTGCGTGCCCTGTTTATAGATAAAGCCGTTCGCGCGAAGCCAATCAAAAAATTTCTTTGGACGGATGCCGAGCGTTTTTGACGCTTCGGTGATGGTGTGTTCGGCATCTGATGCAGTGACCGCCTCGGCAAAATCGATCTTTGGGGCGTCCTGCCTCACTTTGTGCTCAAGAGCCTGTCGAAGCTCGTACTGCTCTGCCCATGCGCGTGCGGCTATCGCTGGATTTGTAAAGTCGGGGAGGGATGGCGTTTGACGCGTTCCGTACGACCCCGTTTTTCTGATCGTTGGCAGTACCTCCCCGCACACCCAATCCTGAAACCGTTCTGCGCTTTCGAGCTTGGAGCGCATGACAAGACGGTAGAGGTTCCCTTCATTTAGGTATGCGAGGGGTTGGACGCCACCTTTAGTAGGGGTGTCGTGTTTCACGACTCCCTTGTTTTTGGTATGGTTTCGGAGTGCGTCCCGGGTGTTTGAGTACCCGAGAGCCTTGCACACGTCAATTGCGCAGAACCAGGGCTCACCGTTCTCGACGATGACACGAAGGTTCGAGCCTTCGAACTTGAATGTTTGAATCAGTTCATTCATTGAGAATGCTCCAAAAGAAAAGCCCCCGATTCCTCGGAGGCCTTGGTGGTTGTTGATTTCACATCATATGGCGATGTGTGCCGGACGCTGGACTAGAGCCCGTTTGGCGTAACCCAGAGCAGGAGACGGAGAGATTGCATTACCGCTCTTCCTTGTCACGGTCTTTCTCCTCAAGCCGCTTCCGTTCTTCGCGTTCAAGCTGCTTGATGCTTTTCTCGGGGGTTGGCAGGTCTTCCGGCATGGTCCCGCTGAGTCGCTTGATTGTCTCGCGAACCTCTCGACCAACCCCGAAATGCGTTTGGTTGGCCTGCGATTTCCCTTGAATTCCTTCGCGCCTCAGCTTTGCTTCCGTCTGGGTGGCTCGGAAAAGGTTGGCGGCGAGTTCCTCATGGCCCATGTGGTCAAGGATTTTCTGCGACTTTTTCAGACCTTTCTTTGCATGAATCTCGCGTTGTCCGAGTCCACCGTACAGCCCCTTGTAGCCGTAGTTCTGGAAGATGGCGTAGTCCATCGCGTCGATAACGCCCGCGTCGTGCGCGGCGTCGACCAGTCGCTTGTTGTGCTCGGCAACCTCTCGGCGTAGCAAAAGCCGCTTTTGATCGTCATTGAGCTCGACGAAAGCTTCTTGGTCTTCGATCTCTTGGCGTCGCGTCTGGATGGCGAAGTAGGTTTGACCTGCCGCGATCACAGGTTTGGTCGGATCTCCGTTTTGGACGATCAGGTAGCAGGCGTAGCGAGAGAGGGCGATGTCTTCGAGCTCTCGAGTAGCTCCGCTACCGAGTCCGACCATTTTACCCATGTTGGTAAAATGGTCTTCGACGTTGATGTTTGAGGAAACGCAGGCCTCTTTGGCTTTCGTAACGACAGGCAGGAATCGTTGCCACCGACTGTATCCAAGGAGAGGGTAGAGCTCTCGAGCAAGCCAGTACTCCACGCCGTTTTCATCGAAATGGCGGATAGCATCGAAGTCAGGCGGGGTTGCGCCGACGACTTCCTGCGCTGGAAGATTTTCGGTATGATTCATACGTCCTCGTTAGGGATATTCGTTAGGCCTCCGGTTCATGCTTCGTACCGGGGGCCTTCTCATTCTACGGCGCTATGCAGATCGCTTACGCGGTTAAGCGCTAAGTATCTTGAATTTGCCTATCAAAGGTAGTATGTGCAAATTTTGCACATACCATATCTTGTGTTAACCCTGTGGTTGTTAAGGCGTTCATACGGGCACCTCCTTATGCGGCCGTGCGCTTTGGTTGCTGTGCCAACCAGTGCTGATAGCATTGCATGTCGTTAATGTCGTGTCCGTGCTTGGCAAGAATCTCTAGGATGCGCCACCAAGGGACTTCATTAAAGGCGTCCCAAAACTTTCCGGCAAAGGGCGAATCCATAATTCGCAAAATGCCATAGATCTTGCTAAAGACGTTCAAAAACAAAAACCTCACGTAATAGATGAAAGTGAGCAGGGCTTCAGCATCCTTATCAGACAAGATGATCGACCCTTCTGGGATTGTCGGCGCCGAAAGCTGCGGTTTAAGCGTGCAGGTTTCGATGAGCGCGAGTGCAGCTTTCATCTGATCGTGCCGCAGGTCTTTGTAGCTCGCGATCTTGAAGTAGTCGTAAAGAGCGTTGTAGACCGTCTGGTAGTGAACCGATGAGTTCTTAGCGCGCGATTTGATAGCCTTTCGGATCTCGTACTGCTCTGTAGTCGTGATGAGCGCGGACTGAGCAGATTCGTATCGTCCCGTGCGACGAATCGCCGGCAGAACTTCAGAAGTGACCCAGCGCTTGAAGCGCTTTGCGGATTCGAGCTTGGAGCCAAAGATCAGGGCGTAGAGACCGGACTCGTTGACGCAGTTGATCGTCTGGCGGCCACCGTTTGTGTCGATATCGGACTTGATGAGGTCTTCGGGGTCGACGTGCTGAGCGACTGCGTTGCGCGCTTTCGCGTAACCGAGAGCGCTACAGACGTCAAGGGCGACAAAAAGAGGGTGTTCAGGTGTGCCGAGCGTGCGCACGGCCATGTTCTCGAATGAGAAGCTCAAAGCTTGCATGGAAGCCTCCGTTTAGATGGTGTCGATCCTGCTCCACGACGCCAATCGTGGTGGCAGGGCTTGTGGGTTGGCGTACCGGCTAAACGGACCCGGCCCTCTTTCGAGGCCCACAAGCCCCACCGTAATCTGGAGGCCTGCAAAGGGGGCCCTGAAATGGGGCTCCCCTTTTTAAGGGATGGGGGCGTGAAACGCGACCCCATGCGCGAGACAACAAAAAAGCCGCTTACCAACGGTCGGCGGCCTGTCATGCTCGCCGTTTAGTTCGGGACGCCAATCCCGTCCTGCTTCATGTGAAGCATTGCGCAGGATGTTACCCGAACCAAGGCGCTTTCGTCAATGTGATCAAGATTGGAGTTTTTTCTTAGATGCCCACTCTCGAATCAACTCGTCAGAGGCCTCATGTTGAATCAAGTCCAGCGTATCCGATGTAAGGGGCAGACCGGTGCCATCAAGAATCTCTTTCATTCGCTGATAAAGAGTTTTTGAACGAAGCATTGCAAGCAAGTCGTGTCCCTTCATGGTTAGGCGGGGGATCGAACAACAAAGCTCTAGGCCGTCCTCACCCTCGTTGACCGTAACAGTCAAGTGTCCCGTGTACCCAGCCTCCTTAAGCAGAAGGAGGTGACCAAGTAAGATTTGCCGCTTGTTGGAGATGAGCTTCCCAAGTTTGCGCTCGTCAATGTCTTCTCCAAGGGGGTGATCAATGAATTGCTCAAGGTTATCGTCTTCGATTCTTTCAAGCAGCGTCACGAGGGTCTTAAGATCTCGCTTCATTTCATTCCCCTAGAGGCAAATACGAAAAAAGCCGCTATTGCGGCCCGATCAGCGCCGCTTTCGCGCTGACAGGGGAAGAGTACTCGATCTGGAGGCGCGTGTCAAAAAGGTAGTGTCCTCGGTAAGATAGTAAATTCACTTCACTCACCATTACCACTCACCGAGAACACATGTTCGTTGTCATATCTACTATAGCTACAGCCGTATTTACTGGAATAACTGCTTACCTTATGTATGCTCAAAAAATGCTTCGACAGACTCCAGAAATAAAATTGAGGCTTGATGATCCATCGCCAACATCAAATTTCTATAAGTTGACTCTAACTTTTATCCCTGCATCTGAGGATTACGAAATTTTCAAGATTGGCGTTTCTGGTTGCGACGTTTCAGAAACCTTCACCTCAGCAGAGTTCGGCCTCCCACCAGTAGACAATGAGGCTCTCGTATGGCGTAAATTTGTATATGCGCCAAAAATTATTCCATCCGAAGAAAATGCGGTTGCTTATAAGAAGAATGGTGAGTTTGCCCCATTCCGGCCAGCGATCTGTTTCAAAATCAACCCTAGGAAGCCGTTAAAGTCTCTCACTGTACACGTCTATCCTCGGTTAGTTGACCGTCTTTTGTTTAGGCAGCGGGTTATCCGTAAACGACTTATACCCGAAAAAGTTGTTAGAAGGATTTGATTGTTCATAAACGCCCCTGCGCTTGATGGTTCAATTCATCATGACGTCCTTCAGTGAGGGGATTCCGATTCTGTCGGCAAGCCTGTCCAAGGCTTCCATATCCTCTTGGGTCGGGATGTCTTCAGGCTCCAACAACCCATTCTCGATCAGTTTCTCAGTTGCTTTTTTGAGAACATCGGGCGGGATCTGGCTAAGAATCTTGACCGGCAAAATGGACAGCCTAGACAGAAGTGCAGATTCGGATTCGCTCAGCGCGATAAGTCTTTCGGTTTTCATTTGGTTAAAACCTCTGTGATTACAACAGGGATGGCTGCCTTGATAAATTCCCAAGACAACGAAATTCCAGTGTGAAGCGATTTCGATTTCACGCGTTGCCACAACTCTTTGTTGCGCATAGCATCTAACAGGTCGTGTCCTTGCATCGTGACAAACGCACCGCGAAAGTCCCAAAACCCGAACCCTCCGTCGGGGTTTCTTTTCACACACGCGTTTTTGATGATCCCTGCATCTATCAAGATTTCGACGTGGCCCAAGAAGTCGGCCGGCGGGTTGGCTGGAAATCGCGTTCGGAATTCTTCAGAACGGATATACCCAGCAACATCACCGCTCTCCACGGCCTCAAGCACTTCCCTGACAATGTCCCAATCCCTTTTCATTTGACTTCCTTCTTTTTATGTAGGCGCCGCCGGATCTTCTTCGGCTGCGTCTCGAACGCAAGACGATACAAGTCCTCATCCTGCTAACCCGCGATTAAGAAGTCGTTTGACGTAGTCCACGTGCATCCGGCGAAAGAAGTCAAAGTTATGAACAATGATTTCCGCCTGCTTCTCAGTAAAACAAAGGCCGCCGCGCATTTTGATTAACCCTAGCCTACAAATATCTAGGGTTTCAAGCATGTCCAGGAGCTCATCAGGTTTAACGCCTACCCTGCGTACTAATTCTCTATGCGTCACGCGAAAATCGCGTTCATCTGAGAACATATCGTCTTCTTCCATGATTTCGCCTTTGCGCCTTTCGGCGCGTCTTCTTTTGCGGAATGTGGATAGGGGAGGGCGGGTTGGAGTTGGCATCGTATGCCTGCCTGCAATGCAGATGCCCGCCCTTGTGTGATTTCGCCGAAGGGTCAGCGAAACTCGGAAATATCTGCGTCACCCGATTTCCCCAATTAAGAATCCGCCCCGCCGCTCGGGAAGTCATTACGTTCGCCTCAAGTAGCAGGGCGGAAAAACGGTCAACCGCGAGAGGAGACGATTGTTTCCTGATGCGTCTCAACGCCGGGGATTGCAACTGCTCCGCCAGTAGCGCGGATAAATCGGTCGAGTGCGCCTTGCTTCACTTCGATTAAGTCGAAGCATTCTGGATGTATAGCTACGTGTGCAAGGAAAGCGCCCATGTCAACGACGCGTCCTCTCCACACCTTCTGCGTACTCATGCCGCTTACCTTAGCGGCGGGCTTCGCCGTAACGGCTGCTGGCACGACAAGCGCGGCAGCCTCTTTGATCACTTCTGCCTCTTGCGGTGTCTCGGCCTCGCGAGCCTTGGCCTCAAGAGCGGCACGCGCGGCGGCGGCCTCTGCTTCTGCTCTCATTCGAGCTTCGGCGGCGATACGCTCCTGATCTTCGACATATCGTGCAATCCCGAATTTGATGACGTTGATCGCGCCTTGATACGTGTCGATCGGCGGCTTGAAAAGGTTCATTACAGCCTTTTTCGCGTCGTCGAGCGGCTTCGTGATCTCCTTCCGCTTCGCATCAAGCGCCTTCATGCGCTTGGTCATCGCGTTCATCTCGTCCTTGGCAATCTTTAGACTTTCTTCATCAGTGACGACAAGGAAGTCCGCAGTGCTCTTAGCGTCGTCGGCCTCTGCAATCAAGGCCGATTGTTCTGGCATCGCCAGAGAAATTGTTTCAGTAGTCATTTTTCGCTTCCCAATAATTAATGCTGAGCAAACCGGCAAAACAAACTGCGTCGAGGTAGCTAACGAACTCGGTAAACCGATAGGTCCCATCAGACCTCAGCTGTAGCGCGCCTCGCCGGAAATGCTTTCCAAACTTCGCGGCGGCCAGAGCCTCATACGCAGCCAACTGCACACCGACGTGCGGATGAATTTCGCTCGTAGTTTTCAGGTCGATCACCCACGATTCGCCATTGATCGTGCAGAGGCGATCAATAGTCCCGCAGTACTTTTTGCACCCGAGACGCAGTTCTGCCGCATCAATCTGAGGCTTCACGTCAGCGCGCCACTTTCGGTACGCTTCTAGGTACGGTCTCCAGCCGTCTTCAACCGATGCCTCATCGAGCTCGCCTGCGTCGTCATACTCTGTGCATGCGTGAACTGCTGTCCCGCGCTCGGCTGCCAGCCTCAGCGTTTCGGCGGGAATGCTCGCGTATGCCTGCTGAGTTAGAGGCCTCATGACCTGCGTAACTGACGGAACCGGACGACCGTCAACCATATACACATGCCCGTCTTCGTCGAACTCAGGCTCTGTGATGTCGCCAGTGATGATGATGTCTGACATCATGGGTTCCTCTTCGAAGTTGCTTGAAGCTGATCTCGGCGCTTCGCGCATGCCTCCAGAATCACAGGGCGAATATCAGCCGGCGTAGTCTTCCAGATCGCTACGACTTCCTCGTAGCTGTTGGCCGCGTCGATTTTCGCCATGAACTCCGAGACGCTCTGCGCGCCTTCGAATGGCGGCTCATCCATTTCCGGAATCGCCTCAACCGTTTCTGACGCCTCATCCATTTCTGGAATCGCCTCAACCGTTTCTGGCGCCTGTTCCACGTCACTTTTTGCGGGGGCCTCATCAACCGCCTGAACGTCTGCCTTTTCGGCAGCAGGGGCCGGCTGTTCAGCTACGTCCACAACCTCCGGCGAAACTTCCTTTTTCTTGCGGCGCGGCATCTTTTTCTCAGCAACGGGTTCGGGGTGTTCATAGGAAGCGTCTTCCACGCCCATCGCGTCCTGCTGCTCTTCAGCGACCGCAATGCCCATCAAGAGATCTGGGAAAGCGTCGCGTATCGCAAACGCACGTGCGCGCATCTGGCACATGCGTTTTGGATATTGTTTCCACGGTCCAGTTTTTCCTGTTAAGCCAGCCGTGCCAGCCTCTTCATATGAGAACGTAGCTACTGTCGGCGACGGGATGCCGCGACGCTTGATCCTGCATGTTGCTGTGTACGCCTTTTCGTCGAAACTCTCTTCGAAGTCTTCACATTGCCCGCTAGACATCACAAGAGCCTTCAAAGCGTCACCATACAAGCTGGGTCTGCCATTGATAACGGCGATTGAATTCAAACCTTGAATGGTCGGCATGCCGATGGATTTCGACCACATCATCGCAATGAGGATGTTTTGCGGCTTGCCTTTGTAAATGGCCGGCAATAGCTCAGACTTGGACAGTTCTTGTGCGTAGGCCAGCGCTTGCCCTACATCCTGCGGAGCAGGAAGCAGCTCTTTAGATTCAATCATGATGTGACTCCATAAATTTGGTTATCAACCAAATCAAAAATTGGTTCATAGCTTTTGACCCGTAAGCTTTTGCAGGAATTCGAGGCGCTCGCCGCCGTTGAAGTACGACTCTGACCGACCGTTCTGGTCGATCACGATCACGTATGACGGAGTGGGTTTGCCTTCTCTATGAAGTTCGACGATCATTCGTCCGATCTGGGCGCCACGACTGTCGAAGCAGGTGATTTCGTGCCGTCCGCCGCACTGCACAACGTTGAAAGACGACGCGCAATTCATGAGGCGTCTTTCAGGAAGAAGCACGGGATCTTCTTCTTCGATCTCAGGAGGGGAGACGCATTTCGGCTTTTGCAAACCTTGCATCTCGCGTTTCACGTTCCGGACGTATTCAGGATTTACGCCCAGAGCGTGAGACAGCTCTATTACATTTAACTTGCCGTTTTTTATGCATTCCGCGGTTAGTTGGCGAAATGCTTTGGGGTATCTATTTGATGGTCCTCTAAGTGGAGCGGCCTGTTGGCGAATCTCCTCACTGATTTTTTTGTTCTGGCATCTGCTCTTAATTTCAGCATCGACCCTTCGCACATAAGTGACTGATGCCCCTGTGACTCTGCTGATTACGAGTTGCGAAACCGAGAGCTTCAAAGCTTTTTCTACCAGAGCCCTGAATTCATCAGATCGCCGCAGCCTCCGTCCTTTATCAAAAGGCTCGATGTGACTGATCACCTCTTGCAAACGCTGTTCGTCCAGCTTTCCGTCAGGAGTTAATCGAACCGCATCAGGCGGAATAACGTACTTGGTCGTGCGGATCGGAGCATTCTCGTCAGAAGCTCGTGCGGCCTGCGGCGAAAAAATCGGTTTAGGCGGCGACATAAGGCAGAGCTCGTGCAATCGCCGGCGGCAATGCGCGTCTCGCGACTTCTGCATCTTCTGCGTCGTCGTCGGCGTGTTTGATCTTCCAGTAGTACGCGGCAAGCGTGGTCGCGTACTGGAGGATTGCGGCGTGAACGGACTTGTAATCTCCGGACGCAGCTTCTACAGGCGTTGCCGCCTTGGCCATGTAGATGAATGTGGCTTGGAAGCCATCCATATCATCTTTCGCCGCTTTTTCAATTGGGTGCGATTCATCTTCTGCCACCAAAAAGGCAACGGTATCGATGAATTCAAAGATCGGATGAGGGAATGTTTTTCCCAGAACCTGTGCAGTCGTAGTTTTTGTGTTCATTTTTGTGCTCGCAGTGCTTGAATCTTTTGAGTTGTCAACTGAGCGAATTCCTCTAAGAAGTCAGGCGGGATTGGTGTGTTGTTGAAGAAGTCGAACAGGTACTCGCCAGCATCAAAGAGCGTGCAGCTAGCCGCAGGACCTTCGTTCTCAAGAATCTGATGCGCCAGTTCATCCGAATCGGATTCGATATCAAGCTTCCGATCTAACAGGCGCGGATCGAAGCCGTCTGGGTAATTCCAGCTCATTGAACGCTCCTTCAAAATGGCGCATAACCTGCGAGATAAGCCCACCTCATGAAATAGAAGATGCCGCTCATCAGTCCGTAAAGCCCTGCCACAGAGGCGAATGCAACGGCTACGATGGCGCCGACGCTGAAACCCGTGCGGCTGTTGTGGCCGAAGAAGCTCTTGAGGTGCTTCATGGCGTGTCCTTTTTTAGGTACGAGTTCGCCTAGCGCCCTCGCGAAAACACGAGGGCGGCCGACGAAGTTTTTAGAGTGATCTCAGATGTGCTGAGTGGTTACGCGGCTTTGCGCTTTGGTTGCTGTGCCAACCAGTGCTGATAGCAGGGCATGTCGTTGATGTCGTGCCCGTGCTTGGCAAGAATTTCTAGGATGCGACCCCAAGAAACTTCATGGAAAGCGTCCCAAAAGCTTCCGGCCAAAGGCGAATCAACTATGCGCAAAAGGCCGTCAAGCTTTCCAAAGACGTCAGCAAAGAGAAATCTCACGTAATAGATGAATGTGAGCAGGGCTTCGGCCTCTTGAGCGGACAAGATGACTGAGCCTTCCGCAAGCGTCGGCGCCGGAAGCTGCGGCTTAAGTGTGCAGGTTTCGATGAGCGTGAGTGCAGCCTTCATCTGGTCGTGCCGCAGGTCTTTGTAGCTCGCGATCTTGAAGTAGTCGTAAAGAGCGTTGTAGACCGTCTGATAGTGAACCGATGAGTTCTTAGCACGTGACTTGATAGTCTTGCGGATTTCGTACTGCTCTGTAGTCGTGATGAGCGCAGACTGGTCAGACGGTGCTCGCAGCGACTCCTCCATGCGTTCGAACTGATCGTAGAACGCGCACTTGAAGTCGAGCGCTTTGGCGCCAGTGAAGCCCATCGCAAGGAGCGAGAATCCCTTTCGATCCATCCAAAAGAAAGGGACCTGTCGGGTAGCTCCATTCGCAAGATTGATCGTTTCAGAGCATTCGCCAAAATTGGCGTTTCGTTCTAAATCAGGCTTCTGCGAGATAAGAGTTCGAATGTCACGAACTACATGATGGTGTTGCTTGCCGAAGTATTCTGCGACGATTCGGCTGGACGTTACGGGGCGACCTTCGACGACTTTGAAGGCGTTGGCGGCAATGATCTGAGACATTGCAAACTCCTAGTTCAAATTGAATGTTCACCCCATTTTGAGTAGGGTGGCCAAGCGCTCAAAACCGGAACTAGTCGGCGGGCGTATTTCCCTTGCGGGTCTTGTATTAGCCTCACGCTCGGCCATAAGCTGAGCCATCCGCGTCTTCAAAAGACGCAGATACAAAAATACCCGCATTCTGACGTGGCGGACTCACGCTAGTTCATGGTGTTTTGAGCACCAAAGCGGAGTATGCCCCATTCTTCAAAAAAAGGCAATAAAAAAGCCCCGAATATTCGGAGCCAATCAGGGTGGGCGGAACGTGTTGCAGCACGTCCCGCCCCGTTAACACACTCTTAAGTAGGAAAACAGAGTATGCAAACGAAAACTTGCACGCTTACAGCGGAGCGGTTTAAGGCTCTTGCCGAGCAGAGCCAGAATGAATTTCGCTTGCTGAACATTCAGCATCGGACGCTGGGACGTCTGTCGGCGTTGGTTTTGGAGTGCGGCTCGAACACCAACAGAGGTTGGTGGCTGCACATCTATAAAATGCCCAATCCTGTGCCAGAGCATGGATCCACCGGCAAACCTTTCTTTGTTTACCTTTCTGCTGTTTCCAGCGTAGAACTGGGTGAATGCGTCGGATCGCGCATCTGGCATGCCATCGAAATCGGATCAAGTAGTACAGGGGGAGTTTCAGCAACCGACGTTGCGCGAGAATGGTGACGCCGCAGGTGCAGCGCATCGGCATAACGTCAGCCTCCCCCGGGAAAACTTGGCAACCACGGTAGTGGGGGAGGCTTTCGATCCTTCCGTCCCAATGCTCAATACTGCGCTTTAATTCAGGATGCATTACGGTTCCAAAAATGAGATGTCTTGAAAAGACCCATGGAAGCCAGCTGGTCGGATAATCCGCGCAACTGGCTTCGGTTGGCCTTTTCTCTGTCAGAGCCGTGAAGGTACACTTCACCGTAAAGCCGTTCTGAGGCAGGCCTCTGACATAGCCATATAGGTCGAATGGCGTCGCTCGCAGTTCCCGCCGTGCCGTCGGCGGATCTTTCCGGTCCGGGGCATCGCACCCCTGCGTCGACCGTGCGCCGAAGCGTTTAGGCCGATTTAGGCAAGCGCTCATTTAATAACGCTTTGCCGTGAACCGAATACTACGGCATGCCTAATATTCGCCGCAACAGTGAAACTTCGGCATACCGAACTTGTTTGAGTTACGTCAAAAGAAAAGCCCGCACATGGCGGGCTTGGGTGGGTCTGGGGCGATTTAAAAAGCTTAGAACATGCTTGATCCGCTGCGGTCGCGGACCCGTCCGATTAAGAAAAAAGCGTCTAAATCACCATCATCCAACGTTTCATCAGGGATGTCGGGGTTAAGCGATTGCACGAGATACCCACCGCGCAAAAGCGGATGCAGAATCTTGACGCGCATAGAACCGCGGATCATGAACGCATAAATTTTCCCATCTAAGACATCCTTGACGCCGCAGTCGACAAGGATTGTGTCTCCATCCCAAAGCAACGGCTCCATCGAGTCCCCGTGCACCTTAAAGCGTTTGCAGTGATCTGGATTAATGCCCCTGGACTGAAACCAAGACCTGCGATAGCGAGCGGGGTTTGAATCACAGACTTCTTCAAAAATCACTTCACGTCCCGGCCCAGCCGAGCAGGTTACTGAATATTCTGGAATCTCGACGTATTCATCATTGTCAAGCGCGTCTCCTTCATCAAACACCGTGACGCTTGAAGACTTCATCGATCCTTTACCGGTCGATAACCACGCCGAAGACACACCAAGATAAAGCGCAGCCTTTTGGGAGTTTATGGCCGTCATTTCTCTGGTCCGGCCGTTAAACCAATCCGTAACGCTTGACGGACGAACGTCACAAGCACGAGCCAAGCCTGACTTCGAAATCTTCGGATTGCTTTCTTTTGCTTGGGCGAATGCCTCATTAAGCCGTTCTTCAAGTGTACTCATCCCGGCCTCCGTGTCGGTATGCCGTAAATGTTAGCGTGAGTTCCTCACTTGTAATAGTCAGGCATGCCGTATAATCGGCGAAAGTTTATCTCCGGTATGCCTAAATATAATGAGTTCAGACCGAAAAATACCTAAGCATCAGGCTAAGCCACCTAAGCGTTTGCCTGCCCAAATTTCTATTGAAGTCGTTGAGGCTCTCGGCGGCACTTCTGCTCTTGCGCGACTTTGTGGAATTACTGCGTCGAGCGTTTCTGAATGGAAGCAAGAAGGCATTCCCAGAGCTTGGGCACTTTATTTGCGGGAAAGGTATTCCACCTTACCCGTCATGAAGACAGCTCAAGTTCGCGATTTTTGAGGTGACCTCATGGGTTGGAAAGCTTCCTTTTCCGTACGCGTAAGCGGCCTAGAAGATGGAACGTTGACCGACGTTCTGGAGGCGGTTGCGGTCTTTGTTGACGATCGCGATTTGACATCTGAGTGCTATCCGGCGCTCACATCGATCATGACCATTGCCAGAAAGTCACGCAACGTGGTGCGAGCCGCACTGAAAGAGCTCGTGAGCCAAGGTCTTTTGAGCTTTCGTCAGGAGAACGGAGAGAAGCGCTATTACCGAGTTCACTTGAATCTTTTGCCGCCATCAAAGATTGCCGGGTTCAGAAGTGAACCGGGTGATGAAGTTACCCCGGTTCAGAAATGCACCGGGTTCAGAAGTGAACCGGGTTCAGAAGTGAACGGGGAGGGGGTTCAGAAGTGCACCCCCACCGGGTTCAGAAGTGAACCGGGACCGGGTTCAGAAGTGAACCCCGAAATGAGAATGAATAGAGAACTGAATAGAGAAGAAGAAAAGATTAGGAGCGCGGACACGCGCGAAGGTACGAAAAACTGGACCGTCGAAAATGCGGACGAGGAATGTGAACCCCTTGAGGAACCTCAACCCCTTAACGTTTGTGAGCTGAACCCCTTGAGGAAAGTTAAGGGGACCCCTTTAGGAAAGTTAAGGGGACCCCTTGAGGAACCTCAACCCGAACAGGGAATAGAACAGGGAATAGAACAAGGAAGGGTTGCTCACGCTTCGCGTTCGCTACCGCGCGCGACGCACACACGCGAGGACGTGGTCGAAAAAAAGTTCGACTGCGAACATGCGGACGAGGAGGACGACGACAAGCAGAGCGCTCAGCCAGTGATTCCCGAAGAGCCGCCCTTTGACGCCGGTCTTTTCGACGAGGCTCAGCTGGTCGCTTCTGGAAACCTCGAATCTTTCGAAAACGAGGTGAACGCAGAAGTCGTTTTCTCTCCTGACGCTCAAATACCCATCGAGAACATCGAAATTCTCAACGCTACGGCATCCGATTCGATTTTTGGTACCGACACACCACCCAAAGATCAGAACGCCGCAGAACGCAAATCTGAGGCCATTTCCAAACCGAAGAGGAAGCGCGTTTCATCCTCCGTCGTCAAGGACAAGCCCGAAGACATCTCTCAGGAGGTTTGGGACGACTGGCTGACGACGCGTCGAGCGAAGCGCCTGCCGCTCACGCAAACTGCCCTCAACTCCGTCCGCCGAGAGGCCGCTTCTGCCGGACTCACCTTTCAGGCTGCCGTCACCTTCGCCGTCGAGCAGGGCTGGGCCGCCTTTCGCGCGGAGTGGTACCGCAACGCGACTCGCAAGGGCGACTCGACGAAGACGAATGCCCGCTACCTGACCGCCCAGGAGCGCTACGAAGAGCGCATGCGCAAGGCGGGGGAAATGAGCGACGAAGAGTACTTCGCCCAATTCGACCTTCCCGAAGAAATCCTCAACTACGAAAAAGCCCAAGAGGCAAAACGCCATGTCGCATCCTGAAGTCACCGCATCGTCTACTCAGCCCGTTCCGAAGGTCATCGAGCTCCCCGGAGCTCCTCCCTTCCGAGAGTGGCACATCGAGTGCCCCATCCATGGGCCCCAGACCGTTCGCACATACATGCGCAACGGGCTCTTTGGCGAGCCTAAGTGCTACATCTGTCAGCGCGAAGAGGGCGAAAAGATGGCCCGATCCGAGGCAATCAAAGGTGAGGCGCTCGCCACAACCATCGCCCTGCAAAACTTCTTCGGGCCGTCCATCGGAGGAGACGATTCGAGCGCCTGCTTCACCTTTGACCGCTTCAAAACCTCTGGGTTCCAACACGTCGAAAAAGCAAAGACTCTTTGCGAGCGATTTGCCGATCGCTTCGTCATTCGTGCCGAAGAACGCGAGCTCGCCCGGGCCTCGGGAGATCTCGGATGGCGCAAGAAGAACTCCATCGGCATCTTCCTGCGCGGACCTTGCGGCGTCGGCAAGACTTTCCTCGCGCTCTCGATCCTCAATCGCCTCGCCCAGCTCAGCGTGCCCGGCTACTTCGTGAGCTGCCCGTCCCTCATGACCGCAGTGCTCGACCTGCCTTTCGGGGAGAAGTCGACGGCAATTCGCCTGCTCTGCCGCGCCTCCGTTCTTGTGCTTGACGACGTTGGCGCTCAGGCGTGGAAGCCCTCCGAGCAGCAACTTCTTTTCCAAATCGTAGACGGGCGGATCTCCCGCGGACTACCCATCATCGCGACCTCCAACCTCATTGGTAAGCAGCTGGAGGAGTGTTTGACGACGCGGACTGCCCAACGCCTTTTGGCCTCCACGGTCTCGATTGATGCGGCTAGTTGGCCGAACTGGCGAATGGCGCGACATAAAAGCCTCACGCTCGAAACGTTTGTGGAGGGCTTCTGATGCCGCCCGCCGCCTTCGATCAGAAGCGAGCTTGTATGCGATGGATCTACGCACAACGGCGACTAGGCCTGCCGCTCTCTCCGTACCACATCGAACGAATCGTCGATGCGCTCGAAATGCAGATCGACGAGGTGCCCGACGAAATCGTAGACGACACGATCCTGACCTTTGGCATGAGCTCCTTTTTGATCTGCGAAGACTGCGGTACTCCGGGCATATGGCCAGGATCACGATTTGATGCTCTGCGCAGCGAGTTTTGCCGCTCCGAGATCATCTCGCGACGCGCCGGTCAGTGGCCGGAAGTTGACTCCGTTCAGCTCGAATTCAACCGTAGCTATTTCAAGCGGGTGAGGGCTCGGCTTGAAGGAAATGATCCGGGAATTTTCTATCGGCACACCCACTCCCCAATCAGCTTTGACAACGCCTCACCAACCCCAAACACAACCGACGACGAGCGACCTTTTTGAGGACAAAAAATGAACGCCACACAAATTGCATTAGTCGTTTTCATCTTGCTGGCGAACTACCTCGTGTTGGTTCCGGCACTCCTATCAACCTCTGCTGTCCCCACGCTTCTTCTCGGCATTTTCTGCGCGGCGGCACCTGCCGTTTGGGCAATCAACCGTTTCTTTACCAAGCACTAAAGGGAGCTTCCCATCATGAATAACATGAGCAAATTGACCATTGGATCCGCAGCCGGAATTTTCGCCGTTATCGCCGGCGGATACGCTCTCGCATCTCTTACAACCGTACCGGCAGGTTATGTCGGTGTTCGTGTGAATCTTTACGCAGATAAGGGCGTTGACAACGAAGTAGTCGGCACTGGACGCTACTTCGTTGGCATTAATGAACAGCTTTACAAGTTCCCGACCTTCAACCAGCTGATCAGCTACGAAGAGCCCTTCACATTCCAAACTTCTGACGCGATGGATGTTCGCGCCCGCGTCGGCTTGGAGTACGCAATTGAGCCGGAAAAGGCAGCAACAATCTTCCAAACGTATCGAAAGGGCATAGACGAGATCACAGAAATCAACCTTCGCCAGTACATCAGCGATGCGCTCATCAAACACGCTGCCGGCATGGATATCAACGCACTAACTCAGGGCGGAAAGACAAATCTTTTGGAAAACGTTCAGAACGAGATTCGCGGAAAACTGGCACCCGTTGGTATTCGCATCGTGAAGCTCTCTTGGGTGACCGATCTGGTCTATCCAGAACAAGTTAAAGACTCAATCAACGCCAAGATCGAAGCAACTCAGCGAGCCCTTTTGCGAGAAAACGAAGTGGCTCAGTCCAAAGCCGAGGCGCAGAAGCGCATCGAAGAAGCACGCGGTATCGCTGAATCTACTCGACTTCGCGCTCAGGCCGAAGCCGATGCAATCGCAATCAAAGCCAAAGCGCTTCGAGACAACCCAGACATCATCCAACTCAACGCCATTGAAAAGTGGGATGGCAAGTTGCCCAACATGATGACCGCTGGCAGCACCGTTCCTTTCGTTCCGGTGAAGTGATGACAAGCGTTCTTATCGGCATTGCCCTCATTGCCAAGGGAGTCATCGAATGACTGATCTTTTCAGCGCTTCAATGCGCCTTTACGGAGAATCTCCGCACGCATGCATTGACTGCATGCACTTTGCAGGCGCGTTGCTCGATAAAGGAGGGTTTCTTTTTGCCCGACGCTCGGGCTACTGCAATGTGCGCGTAAAGCGAGGCGACTGGAACGTTCTTCAGCGCATAGACGCACCCCGCCAATGCGGCGACTTTCAGGAAGCCGACGAGAAATTACGAGATAAACGCGCTAAGGCGCTCGCTTTCTATACCAACAAACTCAAAAAGGAGTGATTCCGGTGCCTACACAAGATTTAACGGGATGGAGCGTCATTGACCATGAGGACAAAGCAACATGGCCAAAGATGGGGGTGCGCTGCCTTTTTTATCGGGATAAATATCGTTTCTCCCACTTCTATGGTTTTCGTGATTCGGACGATATGGTGACCATGGAGGTCTATCCGGTTCGCGTCCCAATTCTTCAAATCACCGCGTTCCAGATTCAGAAACGAAGCGCCGAAGAGGAAAGTGATGCATATATTCGTTGAAGGAGAGCCGCAGGGAAAAGCTCGGCCTCGGGTGGTTCGCGGGCATGCCTATACGCCGCAAAAAACTAGGGACTATGAACGCTTGATCGCAAGTACTTTTAAGCAGGCAGCGTTTCGTGAGGGGTTTAAACCTATCAAAGGACCGGTAGAACTCACCATCATTGCGCGATTCCCAGTTCCGAAGTCATATTCAAAAAAGCGGCGAGAGGCATGTTTGCGCGGATGCGAGCAGCCAACCAAAAAACCGGATTTTGACAATATTGCGAAGGCGTGCGGAGATTCTTTAAACGGGCTCGCATACGACGACGACTCTCAAATCGTCAAATCCACGATCACAAAGATTTATCATCAAATACCCGGCATTGATGTCTTTATAACCTCGTACAAACCTGATGATTCCTGATCACTTTCTTCGGCGGTTATTCAACTGGAGCCGCGCTATTCGCTCCCCTCGCGCTTATGGCTCCCTGACATCATCTTCGATGGCCCATGCTTTGGACGCAATCGCACTTCAACGCGGAATCCCTCCGCTTGACAAGGATTGCGCTCCGCTCACACCAGACGAAAGACCCCTTGCAATCGATTTGCAAGACGCCGAAAGACTTACTAGGGCATATGCGTCACCGTACATGAGCGTCAAGGCAAAACAGCTTCTGCGCTTGAAATACGGTGAATGCAGGTCAGATTCCGCCTGTGCGAGAAAGCTGCGCCTCGGTGAAAAGCTATTCCACAAAATTCACGATGAAGTCTGTAGAAAATTTCAAGAGGTGGTTGAAACTTATTTTGACCCGAAGTAGAATGCTCCCAAAATCTACCACCGGCTCGCGCTGAGATAATCGTCCCTATGGGAGCCGCCGGTGTGCCCGGAAGAAGCAGAAAGCCCGTACTCACATGAGCGCGGGCTTTTTTCTTTTCAGCTCTTGCGGGCTTCTCATACCGGAGTATTCGCACGTGTCAAAAGATCCATTCTCGCCAATCGATCCTTATCCCGAACAGCTCAAAGTTGCTCAGGTACTTCTTGATATGGCCGAGAAAGACTTGACGAGAATCTTTGCTCTGTACCCAGAGCAACGATCAAAACTCGCTTTCTATCAGGCGTTCTCCGCGGCAATGATTGTAGCTCACGTCTACTCATGGACACTTTTCGGCATCAACAGCTTGGTTGAAATCCTGTGTCCGGCTATTTCAGCGGGTCTTTTTGCCTCGGCTCTATTCCTATCCGTGATGGCGATGGGCAATTCAAACGTTATGGTCGGCGCAGTAAAGAGCTATTCGGAGTGGTTTTTGTCTGCTCACGGAACTCAGGAAGATACCCTGAGCATTTATCGTGACGCTCTCAAAAATTTCGACTCTGCCCGGAAACTCGCAAAGTTGACGCTTGACCGGCGAGGCAGAACACTTCGCCGCATAAACATTCTCATCTTGTGCGCAATTGTCTTTGGTGCTATTGGCATCGTCGGTTTGGCTGCTTAATTTTTATCACCCGTTTTTTTGCGAGGTTCGTATGGCTGCTCAAAAGAAGTCTGCTCCCCGCAAGGTGGGGAGACCAACTAAGTACACACCCGAGCTGGCCGAAAAGATTTGCGACTTGATTCGTGAGGGCTTGTCTGAGAGGGAAATTTGCTCTCAAAAAGGAATGCCAGACGCCTCAACACTTGGCCGGTGGAAGGATAACAATCAAGAATTTTGCATTCAGTCCGCGCGCGCGCGCGAAGAAAGCGCCGCTCTGTATCGCGAAAAAGCGCTCGGCATTGCGCAAGAAACTGCGAAAACGGCGGTTAAGGCGTTACGAGGTGAAATCACTGACGCTCTGGGTGAGCCGGTTAAAGATCTTCCGCGAGGGTATGTTGAGGCTCAGAAGCTCTTGGTTCAAGAGCTGAATCGAGAGGCAGCCATCCGCGACGACCGAAACTACGGTGACCGCCGACGCGTTGCCGTCACCGGTGCCGATGGCGGCGCAGTCAAGATCGAAACGAAGCAGGTCACCTCGCTTTCAAACGAAGAACTGCTAGAAATTGCTCGTATGGAGTTCCCCGAAAATGAAGGAGAAGATCGATAGGGCTCTGATTCTCGCTGCGCGTCATGAGCTTAGAATCCGCGCAGCGCGTCAAAGTCTTTCGAATTTTGTTCTTGAAACCACTCCCGGATACCAAATGGGGTGGGTACATCGCGAAATCTGCGAAGAGCTTGACGGTTTTCTGCAAGACATCGCAGATAAGAAATCGCCGAGGCTCATCATCTGCATGCCGCCCAGAAGTGGGAAGCTGTGCGCAGACAGCACGCCGGTATTGACGACGAAAGGCTGGAGAACCCACGGAGAGCTTAAGGTGGGAGACGAAGTTTTTTCTCCGTCAGGGAAGCCGGTTCGAGTTATTGCAATAGGCCCTAAAAACATTGCCTCTCATGAGGTAGAGGTGTCGACAGGCGAAAGGTTTGCCGTTCATTTAGATCATGAATGGACAATTTATTCTCGTCCGCAGGCAAAGTACAAAACCGTCGAAACAAGATGCTTGATAGAACCTTCCCCCAGAACAGGGAAGCCCATCAGCTTAACAACGGGGCTAATGGGGAAGCGCGGCGGAAGATACCTGTATCAAATTGATAGAGTAAACCCCTTACAGTTTGAAGAGGTCCAACACATCCTGCCGCCGTATTGCCTTGGTGTATGGCTTGGAGATGGTACATCTAGTTCGCCAAGAATAAATATGACACCTCTTGATGCCATGGTTGTTAAGGATGCATTTGAAAAGTTGGGGGTGCCGATAACGGGGGAATGGGAGCACTCAACTACAGGTGTTGTTACGTTTTCATTCGCGAGCGGAGTACCACGGCGTCGGAATAAGTTTTCTGCGGACATGAAGCGATTGAGATTGTTCGACGGGAAATATGTGCCCGACGAATACAAGTTCGACTCAGAAAGCAATTTGAGGGAACTAATCGCAGGGCTGATGGACACCGATGGCACGTTTGTCAATGGCAGATATGTTTTTTCAACCGTATCAGAAAAGCTTGCTCTTGATGTTGCTGAGGTTATTCGTTTAATCGGAGAAACGGCTCATATTAGAAAGATTGACCCGACCACGAGTACTAGCGGCATCGTTGGAAAGCGCTCTGTATACACGGTTAGTTTTTTCCCGACAAAGTCAATACCGTGTCGTTTGATGCGTAAAAAAACGACCAGAGTGCGGAAGGAAAAGAGGCACGCGATCGTTGCGGTCAAGCAGCTCGAGAGTCCAAAGATAGGCAACTGTATTCAAGTTGATTCAGAAGATGGTCTATATGTAATAGGTAAAACCTTTGTTGCTACGCACAATAGCGAAATCGTTTCTCGATCTTTTCCGGCGTATGCATTTGGGCTGTATCCAGACCTTCAAATCATTGCGACGTCGTATTCAGCAGATCTGACGCAACGTTTCTCGCGTGACGTACAGCGCAAGATCGACGATCCAAAGTACGCCGAGATCTTCCCTGAAACATCGCTCAACTCAAAGAACGTAAAGACCTCTTTCGGCTCATTCATTCGAACCGCAGAGCTCTTTGAAATCGTTGGGCATAAGGGCGCCTACCGCGCCGCCGGTGTCGGCGGAGGCATTACAGGCATGGGCGCTGATTGCTTGGTTATCGACGACGCAATTAAAGATCGACGCGACGCGAATTCTGCGACGATTCGAGAAGCGCTTTGGGACTGGTACACGTCGACGGCATATACGCGCTTATCTCCTGGTGGCGGCGTGATCGTGATGTGCACACGCTGGCACCCCATTAAGGACGATACGCCCGTACTTACGCTTGCAGGATGGAAACGACATGGCGACCTTCAGGTAGGCGATAGGGTTTTCGGGATGGACGGAAGGCCGGTCGAGGTTACGCACGTTTGCGAACCGGTTTGGTGTGATGTTGCCGTCGAAACGCGAACGGAAACGGTTATTTGCGGATCAAAGCATTTATGGCCGGTCAAAAGCAGGCCGACCCATAATTACGTTCTGAAAGAGGCCGGAAACCTGCTCGACGACAGGCAGAGAACTCTCCCTCGGCCTGATCCGCTAGATTTTGGAGAAAACGAACCCCTCCCAATTGATCCGTATTGGTTTGGTTTGTGGCTGGGGGATGGTTCGAAAAGCGGCCCCGATATTCGATGCGGACATGCTTATACGGCACATTGCGAAAGTACGCCGTATTCGTTTACGCGATATACGGATAAGGTAGGCAATTACTGCTATCGGTATCGACATCAAGGACTTCGAGGAAAGTTGGTCAAACTAGGTGTTCTGTTTAACAAGCACATACCTAGATGCTACTTACACGCGTCTATAGAGGACCGTTTGGCGTTATTGGCTGGCCTTATTGATTCTGACGGCGATAAAACCAACAACATTCAGCGATTCGCAAACAGCGACGAACGGCTGTACTCCGACGTAAAGGATTTAGTTTCGTCGCTCGGTATGCTTTGCAACAACAGAGAGGTTGTTAACCGCAAAGGGACGATTGCAAAAGACGGATATGAACGAAATTACGATTGCAACCGTTTCAGCTTTTCTCCAACAGTAGACATACCGTGCAAGGTGGAGTACAAGCGGTGCAAAGCGATTCGAGCAAAAGAACGGCAAGTACATTTCAGGAAGGCCAGTTCTAAAGAAGCTGGGTGGGGTAGGTGCATAACAACTAGCGCAGTTGACGGCATCTATCTAGTTGGTAAAAGCTTGATGCCTACTCACAATTGCGATGATCTGGTCGGTCGCTTGCTTGACCGTGCAGCATCCGGCGAAGGCGAGCAGTGGCGCGTCATCAACTATCCCGCCATTGCCGAACACGACGAACCGCACCGTAAGGCCGGCGAGGCTTTGCACCCCGAACGCTATGACCTCAATGCGCTGCTTCGCATTCAAAAGCAGGTCGGCTCCCGTGACTGGGCTGCGCTTTATCAGCAGCATCCAGTGCCCGACGGCGGCGGACTCTTTAAAGAAGATTGGATTCAGCATTGGGACAGCGCAACGCTTCCAAAGACGTTCGATGCCACGTGTATTTCGTGGGATATGACGTTCAAGGGTTCCGAACGATCTGACTATGTCGTTGGGCAGGTGTGGGGGCGCAAAGGCGCGAACTTCTACTTGCTTGATCAGTATCGAGGTCAGTGGGACTTTGTAAAAACGGTGGAACAGTTCGTTGCTTGCGCCGAAAAGTGGCCGCGAGTACTTCGAAAGCTCGTGGAAGAAAAGGCAAACGGCGCCGCTGTTATCGCGACGCTGAAAAAGCATGTTTCAGGGCTCATCCCAATCAATCCGAAGGAGTCCAAAGAGGCTCGCGCGGCCGCGGTCACGCCGCTCTGGGAGGCAAAGAACGTCTTTCTTCCGCCGGCAGGTCTTTATCCGTGGGTGGCAAAGGATTTCATACCAGAACTGCTCAGTTTCCCGGCAGGGGCTCACGACGATCAAATCGACAGCATGAGTCAGGCTTTGGCTGATATGAGCCGAGGCACCGTTCGAAAAATTCATCCGAACAATCTAACGGCACTTGGCCTACGGTAAAGCGCCCAACAAAAGCAAAGCCCGCGGAGCTGTAACTCTCGCGGGCTTTTTCGTATCCACCTCTATGACAGGTGAACCATGAATATTTTAACCGCGATTGGCGGGCTTGTAGCAGGGTTACGTATGACCTCCGCAATGCTTGAGAACACTGATATCGGCAACCGACCGTTAAGTTTCCGAGCTTTCAGAGTTGTTTTTTGGTTGAGTGCTGCGGGCATCGCACTCTCGGCATTTGTTCTTTCTGGGGGCTATGTGCTTGCACATCTCCAAAACTGGGGGCTCCTATGAGCAAAACCAAAGAAGAAAAGGCGGCGGACAAGAAGCGCAAAAAGGCGTTTCGCAAGGTCGAGGAGCAAGAAAAGATGCTCGCCAAAAAGTTCCGCGCTCAGCGTGAACGCGCTATTCAGTCAATGAGCGCCGGCACGATGCTCATCCCGCCGCGCACATGCGAAGTGCTGAGATCTCTCGATGACGTCAAAAAGCACTTTGCTCCGCCGCTTACTTTGGGGTATCCCAAGGACGGAAAAGAGCGCGAGAAGCTTGCCGAAGCGTGTGACAGAGCCGGCTACTACGACGCGATCTACAACACGCTTACTCAGCACGCTTCTGATCTCGGACAGTATCCCGTAACTTCTTTTATCGGTTACGGCGTCCTTCAGCAAATTGCCCAGAACGGCATGATTCGATCATGCATTTCAACCGTCTCCGATGACATTACGCGTGAATGGCTGACCATCATCGGCGGCGATGAATCCGACGGCGAAACCGTCGACATGCTGAACGATTTGCAGGAGACGAAATACCATCTCAAAAAGGTATTTCATGACGCCATCGATCTCACTGGGTACATGGGCGGCTGCTTCATCTTCATTGACACAGGATGCGATGAGGAGGACTTAGAACTTCCGCTCGCTATCAACGTGAAAAGCGCGGAGCTCGGCAAGGACACGCCCCTTCGCTTTATCGTCGTTGATCCGATTAACTGCGCGCCAGTCGAATACAACTCCACAGATCCGCTCCGCAAAGACTACATGCAGCCGAAATCGTGGTGGGTGCTCGGCAAGAAGGTTCATGCCTCACGCTTGATTCCCGTCGTCGACAATCGGCCGCCGCAACTGCTGCTGCCGAATTACAACTTCCTCGGGATTCCGCAGGCGCAGATCCTTTGGGACTACGTCATTCACTGGAACTCTTGCCGCGTAGCGACGGCGAATCTGCTCACCAAGATCTCTCTGCTGGTCTACAAGACCAATATGAGTTCTTTGATGAGTGACCCGAACGGCATCGCGACCCTTGATCAGAAGATGGCTGTTCTTCAGCGCTATCGAGACAATGATTCTGTTTTCGCGGTCGATAAGGACGAAGAAGATGTAGCGAACATACAGACGTCGTTAGCTGGATGTACGGATGTGGTGCGGCAGTCGCTTGAAATGATTGCGGCCATCAACCGCACGCCCGCGGTAAAACTGCTCGGCATCAGCCCGAGCGGCTTTAACGCCACCGGGCAAAGCGACATCACGAACTACTACGACTACATCAAATCGAAGCAAGAGCTTCGCCGAGACGCGATCTTGAAGTGCCTCAAAGCTATTCAGATTGTTGAATTCGGCGAACTCGATGACTCGATCAGCGTGAAGTTCAACGAGCTCGGCGTTGATCGTGAAGCTCAGAATGCCATGTCGGCGCAGTCCATTGCCGGCACGCTTACACAGCTTGCCAGCATCCAAGCCATCAGCGCTGAAGAGGTTCGCGAGGCTGTGAAAAAGTCTCCGATTATGGGTTTGGACTGGCTCTCAGACGATGCACCGGATGTTGAGCCAGATGACATGTTCAATGAATTCGGCGGCCTTTCGGGGAAGGACGATCTGCTGCAAAACCAATCGGTGCCACTCGCGCCGCAGTCCTCCGAAAGTGCCGCCAATCCGCCTGACGAAGGACGCCAGCTCCTTCAAGGAATGAACTCAAATGACAGCAAGAGTGAAGACGATTCGAGCCATTGAGCCAAACGTCGGCACTCGAAAAGCGTTTGAGAAAAAACTGTCTGCGTTCTCGCGAAGTTTCCTGCGGGAAGCGATGGGCGAGATTGTCACCGAGCTTTTGAACGAAGGCTTACTTGTTCCGGAGGCTTCGGATGCATTGCCGAAGCTGACGGCGCGAGAACGCCGAATTTTCGAGAAGGTGAATGCAGGTCTAGCCAAAGGCATCGATCCCGAGACGCTGCGAGAAAGGATCCGCTCAATCAGCGCAGTCAAAATCGCGCGCTGGCTGATTGCCGCAGAGCAGAAAGCCAAAGAAATTTCGTACTGGTTTTGCCGCTCGGCGGCGCGCGACGTAACGCTGAGCCAGCGCCGCGCGCTTGCCGCAGCAGGCATCTCGCAAGGGTGGCTAAAGAGCAAGTTCGACGTTCCGATTATTCGTGGTCAGTACATCTCTCGGCCGGCCGCAGAGCAATTGCCGAAGTACGTTGAAGATGCCACGACGCTCATCACCAAAATGACGGGCACCGACCTCGCACGCCTTCAAGACGTTTTGTCGGAAGGTTTATCGAGCGGGGCAGACCTCGCAACAGTACGCAGAACGCTTGAAACCTCTCAGGGCTTCGATGCCGCGCGTGCACAGCGCGTTGCACTCGATCAGTCGGTAAAGGTCAATCAGGCTATTCAGCGCGCTAACAGCTTGGCTGTCGGCATCACCGAAGGTATTTGGATTCATGTTCCGGGCAAATACAGCTCGCGGCAATCTCACATCTCCATGAATGGCAAGCGCTTCAAGCTTTCTGAAGGGATGTACGACTCGGAAGCGGGGCGCTGCGTCCAGTGCGGAGAGCTTCCGTTCTGCCGATGTGTATACAAATCAATCATTCCACCTGATCTGCTGAAAACGACATGACACAAGAAATACTAGCTTTTGATACGTCAGAGCCGAATCGGTGGATCGATGACAACGGCAACCTGCACGTCAAAGTTTCGCACCTCACCAAAGCGCAGGTGCGGCCTTATTACGGCTTTGAGATCCCAAACAGCGAACAGCTCAGACTCAAACCGGACAAGATTTACCGAGGGTACTGCCCGCCCGAAGAGCTGAGTAAGCCTGAGACGATTCGAAGTGTTCAGGGCATACCGATTCAGCTCAATCACCACCGGGACTATCCGAAAGCGCCCGCGCTCGATACGCGTATTGGCTCCACAGGTGATACGGCGGCATGGAATCCCCCTTATCTCGATAACTCACTGCACTTCACAGTACAGAAGGCAATCGATCGAATTAACGACGGCTCGATGCGTGAGCTCAGTCTGAGCTACCGATACACGCCCGACTTTGAATCGGGCACTACCCCAAACGGGGAGCCTTACGACTTCATCATGCGTGATATTTCCGCCAATCACGTAGCTCTTGTTGAAGAGGGTCGCGCCGGCGACGATGTTTTGGTGGCGGATTCAGCTTTGGAGAAAAGCGCTATGGCCGATGAAAAGAAGCCTGAAACCGCCAACGACGACAATCCGGCGGTTGAAAAGAAGGAGACGGCGCTAGCTGACACGATCAGTAAAGCCGCCGAAGAAATCAAAAACCTACACACGACCGATGAAAAGGGGAATGTTGTGGACAAGACTGACGACGAAACCAACGCCAATGACGACGACAAGGGCGCCGAGATCAAGAAGATTCTTGACTCCCTTAAGGAAAAGGGCTTGAGTGACGACGATCTGGCTGTACTTGAAGGTCAGCTGACCGATCTCGTATCAGCCGCTCCCGACGCGGGAGAAACGGGTGACGAAGATCCCGCCGGCGATCAGCCGCCAGAATCCGCTGCCGACGACGAAGATAAAGATGACGGCGCTGACGGTGATGATCTGATCGGTGACGCTCTTAAGGCTTGCGGCCTTGATGAGGCGCCCGAAGCGGTCCAGAAGGCTTTTGCCGAAGGCGTGCGCTTCGGTGAAAAGAAGGAAAAGGCAGAGCCCGAAAAGCTTGATGAAGAACACGAATCCGAGGGCGAAGAAAAGGCGCTTGGTGAAGATGCAGCTCTGAAGAAGCTTGAAAAGCAAATCTTCCGCCGCATCCGCGCCGCCTATGACGCCGCCGAAGAATGCAAGGAGTCCATCGGCCGAGTTCGCCCAGAAGCTTTCGACAGCGCCGACGATATTTACCTTGAAGCGCTTAAGCGCGAGGGCGTCAACATCCGCAACATCAAGCCCGAAAACGCACATTCCGCTTATACAGCCTTCGTAGAAGGCAAGAAAAAGGGAGCGAGCCGCGAAGCAAATGACGCCGCTCCCAATAAGCCGCAGGGCACCGGTCGGCTCAGCGCACTTTTCAACAAGATCCATAAGGAGCAGTAAACATGGGTTTCCAGAAGTCTGTTGCTTCGATGCCGGCCATTGGCTTGCCGGGTACCGAAGTAAATCCGGGACAGGCCACCTACACGGCCTTTAACTATCTCAGCGACGGCACGGTTTTTGCCGGCGGCTTCGCTTTTGCGAAGGACGTTGAAGAAAACGGTCCTGTAGGCTTTAACGCCGCATCGGCCACCGGCAAGGCCGGTGCTCGCGTCCTCGGTTTCGTTGAGCGCAACTTGATTTCGACGCTTCCTAATCCGTTGGTCGAAGCGTCCAACGCTTATCAGGCCGGTCTTGGTCTGAACATTGCCGTTCGCGGTCAGTTTTACGCTGTGGCGGCGGGGGCAGCCACCGAAGGGCAGGCGGTTCTTTGCGATCCTGCCACGGGCGAGGTCACTTATGGCGACGCCGGCGCCGCAACGGATACGGGCTGGAAGGTTCGTATGCCGCAGGGCGTTATTGATGCCGTCGAGGGTGACATCGTGATCTATGAAAACTTCGGTGTTTCGATTGCTGCCTCCGCCGCCTCGGGCGCTGCGGTTGTTGGTGAAGCCGAGGTCGGTTCTGCTGAGGTGGGTGCGTAATGGCGTACACGGTTACTGCTTGGAAGAACGGTGACTTGATCACCGCCGATTTGCTCAATCATGCCGAAGAAGGCATTTCCGCCGCATCTTCTGCTGTTGATGAGCTGAAGAAAGCTACGGCCACTGCCACGGCGCTTGCCGCCGGCGAAGCTCCTACCGTCACTTTTGACGGAAGCTCTTTCGCTTTTGGTATTCCTGCAGGCGCCCAAGGCGCTCAGGGAGCCAAGGGCGATAAAGGCGACAAGGGCGATGCCGGAGCAAAAGGTGACAAGGGTGACAAGGGCGATACGGGTGCTGCCGGAGCCGCAGGCGCCGATGGTGCCGACGGCACAAACGGCACCAATGGCAAGGACGGCGCGGCTGGCAAGCAAGGCGCCTCTTTCCGCGTGTCCGCAGTCGCTCTCACAGACGATCAGGCGGACATTGCCGCCGATGCGCTGGCGCCCTCAAACGCAGTTCTGCCTTACGCAGTAGGTGATACGGTGCTTGATGCGACTACCAAGAAGCTTTACGCCATCACGGCCGTAAAGTCCGGCGTCGCAACGATCGGCACTGCAATCGCAACGCTCCCGTAAATCCAGACGAAACAATTACCTCCATGCCTCCTTCGGGAGGCATTTTTTTTGAGGAAAAGATATGTCCACGAAAATTACTGAATTCGAACGCGCTAAGGAGCTGGGCATTGGCTCGGTGAGCGCGGTCGATTTCTTCCCGTACACCGAAGTAGACGGTAAGTACACGCTTGCCCCGATGAGCGAAATCAATGCCAAGCTCGCTAACGACGCGGCTATGACGACCTCCGCTAACATCGGCATTCCTGCGTTCTTGGTAACGTACCTCGATCCGCGCGTGTGTGAGGTGCTCTTTGGCGCCATGAACGCCGGGCGGATCTTCGAGAAGTCCCAGATTGGCAAGTTCGAAGATGATTTCGCGACCTTTATGGTTGAAGAAATCGCCGGTCAGGTTTCGCCCTACGCCGACTTCGGCAACGGCACCGCGGTGGATGTGAACTACAACTATCCTGTTCGCCAGAACTTCCGCTATCAAACGACGCTTAAGTATGGCGATTTGGAAGTTTCCAAGGCCGCGCTCGCCAAAATCAATCTGGCTGCTCGTAAGCAGTACGCTTCGGCTCAGGTGATGGCTCGTGCCGAAAACGCCTTCCAGCTTTACGGCGTCAAGGGAATGGAAATTTACGGTCTGCTGAACGACCCGAACCTTCCAGCATCCATCACGCCGCACTCTATCGACGGCAATACGACTTGGGAATCCAAGATCAACGCCGATCCGAACAACGCCTCCACGCTCGTTTTCAACGACGTGAACAAGCTGATTGGCGAACTGATGGCTCGCAACGGCGGCCTCATCGATGCTAATACGCCGATGATTCTGGGCATCAGCAACAAGCAGCTGAACTATCTGACTCAGCCGAACAACTTCGGCAAGTCGGCTCTTGAACTTCTCAAGGGCAACTACCCAGCTCTGACGGTGGTTCAGCTCCCCGAGCTCTCAACGACCTCCGGTGAAATGCTTTACCTCACGGTTCCGGAGCTTCTGGGCGACAAGACAGGCGAAACGGCTTACAGCCGCGCATATATGCTCGGTCGACTCGTTCCGAAGATTTCCTCTTGGGAACAGAAGGCCACGGCGTCGACTTTCGGCTGCGTTATTCGTCGTCCGAATCTCGTCGCCACGATGCTCGGCGTCTAACGCTCGTCGGCGACAAAAAATTCATTCAACTCCACTTAGGGAGGTCTTTCGGGACCTCCCTTTTTTTCGTTACGGATTTTCATCATGGCTCAGAAAAAGAAATCCCAGACCGCTCAGACCACCCCCATCATTACGGACACCACCGAGGAGCCCGTAAAGCGCGCTCGCGGCTCCAGCGGCGGCGAGACGGTCTACATCGCCTGCGGCCTCCAGCTCGGCATTACTTTCGACGACGTAGACAACGGCGCCGGCGGCACAAAGACGATCACCTTGCCCGGCATCAATCAGAGCCTCGCCGGTAAGTCAAAGGGCATTCTGCTCGGTGAGGGCAACGCTGTCCTGACAAGCATGAGCCGACAGGATTGGGAATGCATCAAGCGTAAGCACGGCAAGTCCAAGCTGTTCACGTCGTTCCCGCCCTTACTGATGGAAGTAAAAAGTCAGCAGGAATTCCGCGCCCGACGCGATGAAATCGGCGAAATGCGCACGGGGCTATCACCTGTGGATCCCAAGTCTGTGCCCGGTATCGAACCCGCGCCCGTGCAGGAGGTGTGATATGGCTTCCGTCGTTTTGGACGTGGCCGAATTCCGCATCTGGTACCCAGGGCTGACCGAAGAAGTGATTTCCGATGCTCTTTTAGAAGTTCTTTGGGATCAGGCCGTAGCGCTTGTCGGAAATACAGACAAGTCGAGTTTTGCGCCATACAACCCGCCCGAAGTCAAGGATCGTAAATACCTGCTCTACTACGCGCTCTGCCACCTAGCAACGCTCAGCACCTTGCCGATGCAGCAAACCGGTCGCGTTCAGAGCGCGTCCGAGGGCTCTGTTTCTACATCCTTTGATCTCATTAAAGGCAATTCAACGTCTGAGCAATGGTGGCTGCAAACGCGCTGCGGCGCTCAATATTGGATGATGACAGCCCGGTATCGCCTTGGCGGCCGGATGTTCGGGCAAAAGCAGTACCACCCGTGGGGGTGAACTTATGACGATATCGATCAAGGCGTCAGGCAACCTGGCGAGTCTGCAAAAAAAACTTGAACAGCGAATGCCCAAAAGCGTGCTGGTCGGCATCGACGACAAAAGCGACGTAGCCGAGTATGCGAAATATGTCGAATACGGCTGGGTTCAGCGCGTAACAGAGAAGCAGTCTCGGTATTTGTCGGGCGTTTTGGGCGGATCAGCGCCCGCACCGGGCTCGTCGCTTGTCAATCCGCCTCGTCCTTTCCTACGAGGAACTTTCTCCGCAGAGCGGAAGAAATGGAAAGACGTCATGCAGAACTCTTTAGCTCGCGACCTGTTCAACTTTGACCTTGCGTTGATCCGAGTGGGCATGGTCGCAGCCGAAGATATCCGCGAAACGATCATTAAAGGCGGCACTTCCAAACAGAAGTTTCCCAAACGCTCCTCACTCACGATGGCGCTTTATCAGGCGCTCAAAGGAGATCGAAAGGGCGAAGGCGGCAATTCTGATACGGATAAGCCGCTGGTTCTTTCCGGATCACTGCTGAACGCAATCACATACAAGCTCGAATGAGCTGAACAACAAGCAAAAAGATAGCCCGCGAGGATCATCACTCCCCGCGGGCTTTTGCATATCTGAAGGTTCATTTCAGATGAAATCTATTTTAGTACGAATCACAGTTGATGTGTCTAATGCTATGCAAAACAAGGAATTACCCCTTCACGGAAGAGTGCTGGTGTACTCGTGTGCCTTGCTCATAGCTGCGCTGGCATTTTTTGTGGTTTGCGCCGGTCTTTGGCTAATTTAAGAGGTTTTGTACGTATGTTTATGGCGAATAAAGATTTACCGCCCTACGGCAAAGCCTTTGCGTGGGCGATTGCGGCCGCGGCATGGTGCGGCGTTTCTTGGTTGTTTTACGCCCTTGTGTCAAAGGTGCTCTCATGAGTACAGGGCTCAATCTGCATTCCATCGTGCGCGGCGCGATCAGCTCAGTGCATCCAGACATATCAGCGACGCTTTACCGCTCTGTTGGAGATTACGGTGAGGACGATCAGGGAGATCCGGTCCAACTTTTTGCAGCCGGTGTTCCGGTAAAGGCTCAGCTCCAATCGCTGGGCTCGGACGTAGTTCAGCGCGTCGAGGATATCTCGATGGCTGCAACCCTGCGAAAGATGTACCTATTCGCCGATACAAAAGCATGGTCAATGTTTCGTCCGCTTTCTAAGACAGGCGATTACATCAAAGATGAGACCGGATGCTTGTGGCTGGTGAATGCGGTCATTGAGGATTTCACGCGTTCTGGGTGGGTTTGCCTGCAAGTGCAAATGCAGACAACGCGCAAAACGATCTGGATAAACGACGGCATAGGAGAGCCCACGCCATGGACGATCTGACCGTTGACCAAATAACAAAAGCGATGCGTGCTTATCTGGGCACATATGCGCTGCCGAAGCTCCCCAAGGCAGACAACCAACATTTGCTTAACGGCTTTCTGAATGATGTTGGTTTGCCATCAGACGGCAACGATTTCTGCGTCTTTACGCCAATCACTACCGAACGAAACGGAACAACGATCGAGTCGTTTGATCCGGGGGGCGAGGCAGTAAAGCTAAATGTTTACTTCACCATAGCTGTACAGGTTGATTGCTACTCAACCAACCGCGTAACGGCACAACAGCGGGCACAGGCTTACGAAGCTTTTGCCCGCTCATCTTATGGCGTCCAGCTATTCAAGTCCTTCGGGCTTGATCTTCAGTACGCCGATAGCTTGCAAAACCTTACGGTAGTAATGGACGCAGGCCAATACGTATCCCGATGGAGTCTGACGCTCCATTTTGGGCTAAAGAAAGTGCTCCAAGTTCAGGAGCCGTCTTTCGATTCTGTCAGTGTCGACATCGCAAACGTCGACGTGAAATTTCCTCCCAAGGAGTAAATAGATGACGATTCCTGCGTCGCACATTGTCTCGGTATCTCCGCGCGTAATCAGCGGCGGCAGTGCCGATCTTGAAACTAACGGTATGGTGCTCACCAAGAGCGCCTTGCTCCCGTCCTCTCAGCCCGCGATGGAATTTTCCAGCGCGTCTGCCGTAAGCGCACTTTTCGGCGCTGAGTCCGATGAGGCGATCTTCGCTCAGCAGTACTTCACTGGCGTAAATAACTCACAGAAGTCAATTAACACGCTGGTGATCGGGCGCTATGTTGCGGCTGATGCGCCCGCTTGGGTGCGCGGCGCAGAGCTCGAATCGTCACTTGCTGCACTCAAGGCCGTCACCGACGGCACTCTGACGCTGATTATTTCTGGCGCCACTGTTACGGGATCGGGCATCGATTTGAGCGCTGCAACCAGCCTCAGTGAGGCGGCATCCATCATCGCTGACAAGATTGATGGCGTGACGGGCAGCTACGACAGCAACACCAACACCTTCACATTCACGACGGTTGCCGTCGGTAAGGACGCGACGATTGATCTGCCGGAGGCTGTTGGCGGAGCAACGGTCGGATCGGCTATCGTCGGCACCTCCACGGTCGCTATTGAAGGCACCGATCTAGCATCGATGCTCGGCCTTACCGTTGATCAAGGCGCGGTCCTGTCGCAGGGCGCAGATGCCCAGACGCAGACCGAAGCGCTTGAAGCTGTCGGCGCAGTCACGCGTAATTGGGTAGGCTTTACGACCCTGTGGGAGGCGTCGGCCGACGAGGCCGAGGGATTCTCTGCTTGGGCAGACATTGACGATGACTACGTCTACGTCGACTGGACGACAGATGAGAAGGTAACAAACACCCTGACGCAAGCCGGCACCAAGCCGGCTTTTTTAATGGGCAAGGAATTTAACTGCACGGTCTGCGTTTACGGCAACTATGACTTTGCGGCCTTTGTGCTTGCCGTCGGCGCCTCGATCGATTGGCAGCGCGAACAGGGCATCAAGGCGTGGTTTGCCAAGAGCTCATCTGGACTGACGCCGCTTGTTTCCGACGAAACACAGGCTGACGCTCTGGAAGCTGTCCGATGCTCGTACTACGGCATTTTCGCCACCCGAAACTCTCGTTTCACCTTCATGAATACGGGGGCGCTTACGAGTGATTATTACGGCTTCATTGACACGCTTTACGGCTCGATTTGGCTTCGCAACGCAATCCAGCGTTCTTGCATGGACGGTTTCACGTCAATCAATCGCGCCCCGTACAACGCGGTCGGCCAAGCGTTTATTTCCGCATGGCTACAGGATCCGATCGAAACCGGCCTGAGAAACGGCGTAATTGATACGGGTCTGGAGCTCAGCCAGTCGCAGAAAACGCAGATTCTGCAAGAGGTCGGAACAGACATTTCGAACAGTCTGTACACAAACGGGTACTGGTACAGCGTTGCGATGCCGGATGCCAACGTGCGAGTACAGCGCGGAAGCCCGATCGTATCGGTCTACTACGGATATGCAGGAAGCGTCCAGCGACTGGAAATTCCTGTCACCGCCGTCCTCTAACCAAATACCTAAAACCAACCCACGGCCGCCCCGCATCAGGAGCGGCCTTTTTTATGGGCGCAAAAAATGGCCGAATATTTTGACGTAACCAGCGCCAATGCGCAGCTGGTTTTGGCTTGTGAAACTCTTTATCCGAGCGGCGTGCAGCTTAACGGCTTCTCTACAGACTCCGTTATGTCGTCCGATCCTGTTGACCGTACCGAGGCTCGTCAGGGCGTTGATGGGCGCTTGGTTGCGGGCGTGATTTACAACCCTCAGCCGGTTGCAATCACGCTTGAAGCAAACTCCCCGAGCTTGGAAGTTTTTGAAACGATCCGAGACGCTATGGCGCACAACAAGAAGCCATACGCGCTCACGCTGACTGTCGTTCTGCCTGCACTGGATAAGACCGTGGTCTACCGCCGCGGCGTGCTCGTTTCCGGACCGACTATTCCGGCGCTTGGCCGCACACTCCAGCCGACCACGTGGACGATGCAGTTTCAGGAGGTGGCGTAAATGGATGATGAGGTCAAGATTGAGCTTGATGATGGCGTCGACTTCGAAGGAAAGACGCGAAAGCTCAAGTTTGTCATTCGTAAGATGGGCGCCTTTTCGGCCGAAGCGTGGATGATCCGCGCCGGCCTGCTCTTGGGCGCAGAAGTGGTTCAGCTTCAGAACAAGCGCGATTTTGGTGACTTGTTGGCTGCGCTTTGCAAGGTTAAGTACGAGGATGCCAAGCCGCTCTTGGATGAGCTGCTTGACTGCTGCCTTATTGACATCGAGGGCGTGCGCAAAAACGTTACGCCAGCGCTTCACATGGTGCAGCTCCCGACAACGCTCATTCGTCTGCGAATGGAGGCGCTGAAAGCGAACTTCGGTTTTTTGCAGGACGCCGCGAAGTCAAGCTCCCCAGAGGTGCCGGCTTCGCAGCAGCCTGTCGTGCAGTAAAAGCAACGGCGAGTTTCGCCAACGTGCCTCCGATGTGCGGACGAATCATCACCGCTCGGCTGGCAACGCTTGCGGAACTTAAGACAACGCTCACCTTCGAAGATGCGGCCAACCTTGACGAATGTTTACTCATTGAGAACTATCACAATTGGCTGGCACAGAAGCTAGGGGAAGAAAATGGCCGACGGAATTCTTGAAAATTTGATGATCCGCATCGGTCTGGATGTCGCTGAAATGCAGGCCGGATTACGGTCTGTTTCAGCGGCTATCGAGCGCGTTTCCGCTACCGCAGAAAGCTCAAGCGATTCAATCGACCGGATTGCCGCAACGGCGTCAAAGACGAGCATTGTTGTCGGCAGGACATCGGACGATGTGGCCGACCGCATCATGGAAATTGGGACGGCAGGGCAGAAGGCTGCCCTTACTGTCTCTAGAGCTATGGATACGATCGGCGCCAAGGCGTCCGGCGTTACAAACATCCTCAAAAGCTTAGGCGGTCCGCTGTTAGCGGCCTTCGCCGGGCAAAAACTCTTTCAGCAGTTTTCGCAGGGCGGTGACGCTCTGGCCAAGCTGTCTGATCGTTTGGGCATGTCAGCCCAGAAGATTGACGCGTGGGCGAAGGCAAATGAGGATGCCGGCGGCAGTCAGGAGGCTTTTAAGGGCGCCTTAGAGAACTTCATTCTTACGGCCGGAAAGGGCGAGGAAGAGTTCTTTCGCATGGGCGAACACATCAAGGGCCTCGATCAGCGACAGGCCGAGAGGTTTTTAAAGACTCAAGGCTTGGCGGCAGACAGTGCCGCAGTCTTTTTGAAGTATCGCGATTCCGCCAAAGATGCTGCCAAAGCATTTGAAGGCGTGGCTATGACTGATGAACAGGTCAAGATAGCCCGCGAATTTAATCGGCAGTGGAAGTGGTTCACGAATCAGGCTTCATCACTGGGCGGTATCCTCATGACCGTTGTCATGCCAGTCATGACAAAAGTCTTGAAAGCGCTGTCGGATGGGGTGAAGTTCTTAAGCGAGCACTCCAAGGGCGTAAAGCTCTTGGGCGGCATGGTCGCGGCGGTTTTCGGCGCATCGTATCTCAAGAGTGTGTTGGGGGCATCCAAAGCGTTTACTGTCCTGATGAACGTCGTCAAGGGCGGCATGCCGGTTATGAAGTGGTTCAACGCCATCGTTGCAATGAACCCTGTCGGCGCAACAATCGCCGCGGTGGTTGCTCTCGGGCTTGCACTGGACGATCTCTTTGCCTTCTTGCGAGGCGGCAACAGCCTTATTGGCAAATTTTTGTCTTGGCTAGGGCTCAGCGACAAGCAAATCGATAATCTGAGAAAGCGGATTGTCGCTTTGGGAGAAATCCCTGAGCACATTGCCAATCAATTTAAGGCTGGATGGCAAGAAGTCAAAGCTGTCGTCTCAGGGTTCGCCAATCTGATTAATTTCGATGGGCTGGCCAAGTCCGCCAAAGAGTTCTGGGAAGGCATGAAGGTTGGGGCTTCCATGATTGGAAGCTTCATCGCAGCGCCTTTCAAGATGCTCGTAAAGGTGATGGATGGCGTCGAGAAGTTTTTCACGGGTCTTCCCAGCGCCATTAGCGGCGGGTTCGATGCCTTTGCTAAGCATCTGTACGAGTCGTTTCTAGCCATCTTCATCACGCCGATCAAGGATGCCATCGCGTCAATCTTTGATATTGACTTTGGCAAGGTTGCTGATACAGCTAAGGGCATGGCCGATAAGGCTGTGGGCAAGGTGAAATCTTTCTTCGGCTTCGGTGACGATGACGAAAAGAAAGAGGAGCCGAAGCAACAGACCAAAACGAAGAGGGCAAAACCGAAAGCCGATCAGGATGATTTTTATGCTCGGCACGAGGCGTTTCTCAACAATCAGATTGATGAAATGGAGCGGCCTCCGGAAGAACGGTTTGCCCAGGAGGTTGAGCAGAGCTTAGAAGAAACTAAGCGACTGCTGCACTTGGCTGTTGAGCGCCAAAAGGCTGAAGAAAAGGCGGCCGAAGAACGCAGGCAGTTCAGTGAATTTCTGTCCAAGATGTTCACTGGCGGTTCTGATGCAAGTTCGACGCTCGTTCAGCCGTCGGCGGCCATGCTTGGTGCTTCTCCCGCAGGCGTCATTGCAGCGCATACAGCCGGATCAGACTCCTCACCATCAGTGAAAAACAACCTTCGCGTGACGGTAGAAACGCATATTCAAACGGATGCGGATCCCAAGGCTGTCGGCGAAGCTGTGAGTCAGGGCGTCAACCGCGCCATGATGCGAGGGAAGGACCTGATCGCAAATGCCGCTACTGGCGTAGTACAGAAGGGGTGACAAGATGGCGCAGTCCAACAACGCAACGTGGGCTGTAGTCACGGCAAGCGGACAAAAGATCTGCGATTACGACTCGATCGATGACTTCGCAGACGATTCATCTGCTTCTGTGCCTACAGAACCGCAGGAAAACGGCGCCTTGTATGCATATGACAAGGTCCCGCAGCCGAATCAGATCAGCGTGTCTTTGCTTTTCTCCGGCGACTACTCCAAACAGCAGGCCGCTTTGGCAATTGTTGAGCGCGCCCTGAGAAGCACCGAGCTTTTCACCGTTGTAACCCCCGCCTCAGTGCGCGAGCGCATGACGGTTGTCGGTTTGTCGGTGACGCGCTCGGCTTCTTCGGGGGGCAACATGCTGATCATCGAACTTACGCTCCAAGAGGTGCGCAGTGCGCAGGTGGGCGGCGCAACCGCCGTTTGGGCTCCTAAGAATCCGTCCGGCGCGAGCAAAGCTGATGTCGGACGAAAACAACCGGAGAACAGCATTCTGAATGATACTTTTGGAGGATAAATTGCAGCTGATCCCTTTAACTCCGATTCCTCATCAGCAGTTCTCGATCGTTCTCGACGGGCAGAACTGCGTTATTACGTTGAGGCAGATGGGGAATGGTCTTTATGCATCCGGCACGATTGATCAGGTTGACGTGTTCTCTGAACAGTTGTGCAACAACCGAATTCCCGTGCCGGCCTTCAAAACAAACGACTTCTCCGGTCACTTGGTTTTCGTAGATACACTCGGCTCGGAGCATCCGAGATACGACGAGTTGGGATCGCGTTTCAAGCTCTACTACCTTTCTGAGGGTGAAGAATGGCAAGCATGACGTTCAGCAAGAAGGTCATTCGGGCCACAGTCACTCTTGATAAGTCGGGAATGAATAACCAAAAGGTCTTTGAGGGTTTTGCTACTCACGTATCGATCTCAAAGACCGGCGGCGTCGACTTCGCGCAGTGTGCGATTGAAATCTACGGCCTGACGCTTGACGTGATGGCTCAGCTTACGGTGCTGAGCTTCCGTCCGCTTGGGCGTCGTTGGAATCTTCTGGCGATTGAAGCAGGAGAGAGCGGCGGCACCCTTTCTTCCATTTTTCAAGGCGAAGTGACCTCTGCTTATGCAGATTTAAACGGATCCTCACCAGTGCTCAAAATGGAAGCAAAGACCGGCGCCTATCCGATTTTGGATCCGACGCCGCAGTATGCGGTTTCCGGTCAGCAGTCCGTGGGCGAAGTTCTGCAAATGCTCGCGAGTCAGACCGGAAAGACGTTTAAAAACGAGGGCGTTGACGCAACGCTTTCAGACTGTGTGATAACGGGCGATCCGATCACAAAAATGCGCGCCGTTGCTGATGCTGTAGGGGCTGATCTCATCATCGATGATGATCAAATCGCCCTTGTGCCCAGAGGCAAGGTGCGCCAAGCAGAGGGCGGAATTCCGGTTGTGTCGGCCGATACCGGCATGATTGGCTATCCGACCTTCTCCGGCACAGGCATACAGGTCAGCAGCTACTTTCGTCCTGATCTCCGGATTGGCGCGGCAGTACGGGTTTCGTCAATCGTGCCGTCGGCCTCTGGCGTTTGGAAGATCGTGAGCTTGTCACACGAACTCTCTGCAAACACTCCCAATTCTGGGGCTTGGCTAACCTCCTTCGAAGGCATGTGGCTCGATGACTGAACGACTTCAAAACGCGACCGACTTCACTGGATCGAGCGAGCTGAATGCGCTGAACTTCTTTGTGTGGTCGATCATCACGAACAAGGTCAATACAGCCATCCCCGTGCGCGTAGACACAATCGAGCGCCCGGGCGAGGGCGGAGGCGCAGCATATCTGTCCGCAACGCCGCTCGTAAAAATGCGCGCGGCGGACGGAACGGCCTTGCCGACTGTAAGCATCCCTAAGTTGCGTTGGTTCCGCTATCAACACGGCTCGGCGGCAATCATTTGCGACCCCAAGCCCGGCGATATCGGTCTTGCAGTCTTTGCGCAGCAGGATGTAAGCGTGCTTTCGGGTGGAAACGAACCGGTTCAACCGGGGTCTTTCCGATGCTTCGACATTTCTGATGGCTTTTTCCTCGGCGGCTTTTGGGGGTCGGCGCCGAAAACCTTCATTCATATCGAAGATGACGGCACCTTGCACATCGTGGCACCGAAATCGGAGCACGTCGAAAGCCCCCAAATCACCATTGACTGCGAGAACATCGTTGTCAATGCTTCGAGTGCTGCGACGGTGAATACCGAGACGGCGACGATAAACGCTTCTGGCTCAACGAAAGTAGACAGCCCCAAAGTGACGATCACCGGCGATACGAAGATTGAAAAAACGCTGATGGTTGTTGGCCAAATTACGGGCACGGGCGGTCTTGCTGTAAGCGGCGGCTCTGGCGCCACAGTCGACGGCAGCATGAAAACCACAGGCGATGTGCAGGCGGGCGGAATCAGTCTGCAAGGCCATGTTCACGGTGGCGTACAGGGCGGTTCCGGAACGACAGGGACGCCTCAATAGACGAAGAGAAACAAATGACGCATACGGCATACACACCGAAGCTCACAGACAACTGGGGGTTTCAAATCGATAGTGCGGGGCAGATCGTCATGTGTCAAAGCACAGCTGCGATCTGTCAGGCCGTAGCGAATGACTGCCGATGCTTCACAAACGATCTCTACTTTGAAAGCGAACGCGGCATCGATTGGTTTACTGACCAGCTCGGCAAGCCCATTCAAAGGGCGGTTGTAGCTTCAAGACTGCGCGAAGCAGCGGAGGCCGTGCCGGGCGTCGAATCGGTTGAATCGATCGAGCTTGAAATCGATCAGGACACAAGGCGCCTTACGGGCTCCATCAACATCATTACTACGGACGGTGACTATGGCCGAGCTGAACTTCGATAGCAACAAAGGCGTTGTCATCCCCGAGACGCAAGATGTTCGAACGGATCTTGCGGCCTCAGTACAAGAAGCTTTTCGCACAGATCCGTTGCAACCCGTCCTCGATACAGATGCGACCTCTCCGATGGGGCAGGTGGTGGACATCATTGCCGCAGAGGTTCAGGCGAAGAATTCTGAAATCGCCTTTTTGGCGGCCATGTCCTCACTCAGCACCAGCCGAGGGGCTTTTTTAGATGCACTCGGTTCGCTGTATGGCGTAGAGCGCAAACTTTCCGAGCCGACGATCGTGACTTGTATTTGTACAGGTCTCAAGGGAACGACGATTCCCTATGGCGCAATCGTGCAGGACTCTTTGGGCAATCAATTCAGGCATTCGGCTGCGGGCGGAGCCTCGATCGGCGAAACGGGGACGGTTCAAACGACTTTCTCAAGCGTTGAGCATGGTGAGATTGAGGTTTTGCCGGACTCAGTTACGAAAATCGTGACCATTGTGGCCGGCTGGGATTCGATCACGAACCCCGACTCCGGCGCCACAGGACGCGTGAAAGAGCCGGACGGGGAATACATGAATCGCATCATGCAGAGCTACGCAATCAACGCTCTGGGCTCGCTCGAAGCGATTCAGGCAAAGCTTTCAAGCGTTGACGGCGTGCTTGACTGTGTGGTTCTAGAAAACTTCACGAACGAGTATCAGACCAAGTACGGCATCCGGATCGATCCCCATTCGATCGCAATCTGCATTGTCGGCGGCGAAGATGGCGATATAGCTGAGGCGATTTACCGCAGTAAGGATTTGGGGTGCGGGACGACCGGCAACTATTCGGTCGGGTATGTGGCGAAGGACCATTTCGACGCTAAATACACCTATCAAATAACACGTCCGGAATCAGAGGACTTCAAGGTTCAAGTGACCTTCTTTGAAACTGGCATGTCAGATGAAGATCAGATAGCTGTCAAAGAAGCAATCATCGCTGATTTTTTGGGTGAAGGGACAAACCCGCGCATCAAGCTTGCCACTACGGCCTATGCCTCTCGGTTTTATCCAATCGTCCAAAAAGCGACAGATACGCCCTTGCGAGACGTCGTTATTGGCTTGGGTACAGGGGAGAAAGGGACGTTTGTAGAGATCCCTGCCAACATCGAACCATCGATCTCGGCGGATACGATCTCGCTTGTTTTCGCCACGGAGTGAGGCTATGGCAGATGTTGAAACGTGGCAGAACTTTGAAGATGTAGCAGACGTCGACGCGATGGCTGATGTGAGCTCGCTTGCTTCTGCTGCCATCCAGTCCCAATACTCCCACTCCCAACAGTTTCAAAACTTATCTCTGGCAGTGCGGGATGGGATTGACGCGACGAAGGACGTCGACAAGTTTCATCAAGCAATAGCAGATCCGCAGACTGCCTACGGCGTTTTTTTGGATTGGTGGGGCAAGCGCGTAGGCGTAGATCGGTACATCAAAGTGAACGGCGAGTATGTTCGCTTTGACGATGACTACTATCGATTCCTGATTTTTTATCGAGCGCTTTGCAACATTGCGAACGCCACCGCCGATGCGGCAAATCGGCTTCTTTCGATGCTTACTGATACGGTAGTTTTTGTCGTCGACTACCAAGACATGGCAATTTCATCGGTCGTCATCATCGGCGCGATTCCCGATATGCAGTCGCAGATTTTGTCGACCTACGGGCTTCTAAATAGACCAGCTGGCGTCCTCGCCAACTACCTGATCATCTATCCCGATGAACAGATTTTCGGGTTCGAGGGAAGCCAACTTCTTCCGTTCAATCAGGGCGTTTTCAATCCGGGGAGAAGTATTCCAATAGGGTAACGCATTACAATGTACCGTATGTTTCATTTATATAAAAGGTGAAAACATGCGGAAAGATGATCTCTTTGGGCAGCGCTTTGGGCGTCTCACGGTGACAAGGGAAGGGGAGCGAACCTCCTCTGGTCGCGTCAGGTGGCACTGCGTGTGTGACTGCGGGAATGAGCTAGATGTTTACGGCCCATCTTTGAAGAGCGGCAACACGAAGTCTTGCGGTTGCTATCACAGCGAAAAGGCAAGAGACCGCTTAATGACGCACGGGTTCGGCTCTCGGACAAACAGGCCGAGGATCTATTCGATTTGGTGCGCCATGAAAAACCGATGCTACAGGCCCGTCCACAAGGAGTTCTCTCGGTACGGCGGAAGAGGAATCACCGTCTGCGAGGAGTGGAAAGAAGACTTTTTGTCTTTCAAGCGGTGGGCTGATGCGTCTGGGTACAGTGATGATCTAGAGATTGACCGCATAGACAACGACAAGGGATACAGTCCTCAGAATTGTCAATGGGTCACACGGAAGGAGAACTCGAACAACCGATCGAAAACCTTACGCATCTATTTCAGAGGGAAGAAGAGAACGATCTCGGAAATCTCAGAAATGACAGGGCTGTCTTACTGGATTGTGTATCAGAGGGCCGTCAAGCTGAGGTGGTCAGGAGAAGATCTGGCAAAGCCAAGCAGGCTATCGCATAGGAAACCTTAATGGGCATCGAACCCCGGAAGAATCACACCTTCCGGGGTTTGCTTTTTTTCAGGGGAATCATGAGCAAATATCCTCAACACTTTCTGACGGCGGCGATCGCCGAAAGCGGCGACAAGACGATCCCGCCGAGCACCGCGATGGAGGCAGGTACGGGCCGCTTCTCGCAAGAAGTGGGCTTCGGCCCCGTCAACGCCATGCCGATCGGCGAGGGCGGCATCCCGCCGAAGCGCGAAGACTTCAACGGGGCCCTCTTCCTCTTGTCGCAATTTCTCGTCTGGTACCAACAGGGCGGCATCATGAAATATTCCGCTGTGCTTGACTATGAGCCCGGCAACGAAGTTTTTCAGGGTTCTCAAAAGTTTAGGTGCCTTGTGGCCAATGGGCCCAGCACCACCGCAGTAGCACCCGGCAGTGATAAAACCGTGTGGAAAAACATGGATGCTCCCAGCGTCATCGCGGGGCAGATCACGCCCTTCTACAACTGCAAGCTGGGCGGTTCTGATGGGCGCCGCTTGATTCCTTGGGGCGAGAGTGTTGCAGATGAGCGCTATGTGCTGTGTGACGGCGGCGATGATGGTTTGGGCGGTACCGTTCCGAACCTCGTAGGCAAGTTCATTTTGCCGTCAACCGTAGATGAATCCGGTGCAACGGGAGGCTCCCAAAATGTCACGACCGCTGAGGCGAAAATTGCCGGTACGGTCGGTGAAACGATTCTCTCGATTGATCAGATTCCATCACACACCCACAGCGGCTCAACATCCCCGGCAGGGAGACACACTCACACGCGCGGGACAATGGATATCACTGGTTCCTTCCCCGTTGACGATCACAAAATCAGTTACGTTGAAGGCGCGTTTTATTCAAACGGAACATGCCCAAACAGTGACAATCGAGACTCAGAAAATGCTTCGTTCAAATGCTCTTTCAGCGCCGCTCGAAATTGGACAGGTTCAACCAGTGCGGCTGGATCGCACTCACACACGATGTCGCTAAACAATACCGGTGGCGGCAAAGGGCACTCACATTCGCTTGATGGCGCCTCACACTCGCATGCAATTGATCTTCCGCTGCCGCCGTTTTTCAAGCTCGCATATTTCGTGAAGTTGCCCGAGTAATTATTCGGGGAGCTTCACAAAGAAAGCCAACTTAAAAAATGGAGGAAGGGGCAGGCTGATCTTGTGGCTGTGCGATTCACCTGTAAGGGAGTGCGTATGTCCCTTTCCTCCGCCTGTTGCATCGAGGGACAACGAGTGCGTATGCGACCCCGTTGAGTTGGTTGATCCGGTCCAAGTACGCGACGCATCAAACGAAATGTTGTAGTCAGAAAAGCCGCCTTTGCCGCCTGACGACATCCCGTCTCGGTAAAACGCCCCTTCGGCACCCGGATAGGCATCTTCTTCGTTGCATCCCAAAATTTTGCCGGTGATATTCATGGTCCCGCGATTATGAGAATGCGAGCCGGCGCTGCCCGTAGCGCCCGAATGGGTGTGTGATGGAATCTCACTCAACAAAAAAGATTCAAACAGGCCGAGAAATCGGCCTTTTTTATTACCAATTTTCCTAGAGGGCGCAAATGGCCTCTGCTGATACGAAAAAGTTCCAGTTCCATTACGTTCGGAACTCAGTCGGGACAATTGACGGTCAAAGCGTCCTGACTCAGACCGAAGATGCGATTAACGAGGTCGGAGAGTACACGTACCAGATCGTCGCAAATACCGAAGAAGCACTAAGAATTGCCAATCAGGCGCTCACCACCGCCGACTCAGCGCAGTCTGCGGCCTCCGCGGCAGTCAATACAGCCAATTCAGCTCTGAGTCAGGTGACCTCTTTGACCACTGTGGTGAATTCGTGGAATGAGCGAATCACTACTGCCGAGTCGAATTCTGCAACGGCGGTATCAACGGCAAATGAGGCGAAGGCAAACAGCGAAACAGCCATAAAGACAGCCGACACCGCGGTTACCACGGCAGATTCAGCTCTTGAGTTGTCAACCGACGCGGTTACTACCGCCGGTTCGGCGCTTGATGCAGCGAATCACGCAGTAAACGTTGCGAGCGATGCGCAAACTACCGCGAGCGAAGCCAAACAAATAGCGCAGCAGGCGGTTGTAGATACCGAGGCGGCCATTGAAGTCATGACGACTTTGAAAGACGAGGCCACCACTCAAGCGAACAATGCCAAAACGTCTGCACAGGATTCAGCATCTAGCGCTAGTCAGTCATCCGCAAACGCGGACTTGGCGAAGAAGTGGGCGACGTGGACGACTGGGACAGAAGATCCTGACGACCCAACGGCGCCGCTCGATTACACCGTTGATGGATACGAATATTCCGCCAAATGGTACGCGGAGCAGGCCAAAGCAAGTGCCTCGGGCGCAGAAACATCGGCCACAACCGCCACTAGCGCCGCTTCTGCGGCAGAGAAATCCGCGGAGGCTGCCAAGTTGAGTGAGGACGCCGCCACAACTTCCGAAACTAATGCCGGGAAATCAGAAGAAGCTGCGGCCCAATCCGCCACGGATGCAGAAGATGCCGCAAAACGCGCCGAAGACGCGGCCTCATCGTTCACGCCAATGACCGAAGAAGAAATTGACTCAGTCTTTAACTAAGAGAGGAGAGAAGCAATGTGAACGTCATTCGGACCATTTCTGCTCCTGAAAGGCGGAGCTTAAAGCGCCTTTCAACCAAAGCCGCCACGCCCGCAGTGCGAGCGCAGGTATTGGCAGTGACGGACGAGGAGGTGCCCGAGGACACCTACGATCCCGTTAACTGGCAGCCCGGCGATCTCATCACGGCAAAGCGACTTAATCAGACGGATGCGGGCGTCGACAAAAACGCGGAGGAGATCGTAAAGATCAAATCCGACAAGCCCACCGCGATCCAAACCAATCTTATTGACAACCTTTTTTAACGACCAGGAATTAGAAAATTATGGCCACACAGTTTCTTGACCTTGCCGGTCTTTCCCACTACGACTCCAAAATCAAGGCCGTCTCCGCGGGCGGTATCTCCATTGCCGGCAAGGTAGTAACGCTCAGCGCCATCTCGGGCGCCGTTCTCGGCACCTTCACGGTTCCGGACACGGTCTACTCTCTCGCGACCGAAACAGCCGACGGTCTTATGTCAAAGGCCGATTTCGCCAAGCTTGCCGGCATTGCCGCAGGCGCCACGAAGGTCGAAGAATCTACGACCAACGGCAACGTCAAGATCAACGGTACGGAAGTTGTCGTCTATGAGCCTGCTACCTATACAGCTCATGAAGATGCCGCTCTGTACAAGATCACCGTCACTGAAACCGGCGCCGTTTCGACCGCTACGGCTGTCACGAAAGCAGACATTACCGCTCTCGGCATCCCGGCTCAGGACACGACTTACGGCCTTGCTTCTGCTACTGCTGACGGCCTGATGTCTAAGGCTGACTTTGCGAAGCTTGAAGGCATTGCAGCTGGTGCTCAGGCAAACGTCATTGAAGCCGTCAGCGTCAATGGCAATGCTCTCCCGATCAACTCCAAGGGCGTGAACATTGATCTTTCGGGCTACGCGCTCAAGGCTGACTTTACCAGCGTGCTTTCTTGGAAGGGCACGGTTGCCACCTTTACTGATCTTCCGGCTGATGCGGCTGTCGGTGACACGTACAACATCGAAGCGGCGTTTGATCTCGATGGTCAGACCTATCCCGCGGGCACGAACGTCGCTCGCACTAGCGGCGATACGCCGACTTGGGATCCGTTGGGTGGTTCGTTCTCCGTCACGGCAGTTGCCACCGCCGACATTGATGCTCTCTTTGCTTAATCTCTAGGAGAAAAGTCTCATGGCTTCATTTCTCGATCTGGCTGGCCTGACCTACTTCAAGCAGCAGCTTTTCTCCAAACTGGCGCTTAAGGATGAGGTTGTGCTGCTAACGCCTCAGACGCTGACTGCCGCTCAGCAAGCGCAGGCGCGAAAGAACATTGGGGCGATTTCGGCGGCCGAGGCACCCGCACCCAACCTGACACCGTACCTCACGAAGGCCGACGCCGCCTCGACGTACTTGGGCATCAACGCCAAGGCGAAGACCGCAGGAACGGCGGATACGGTGCCTTGGACGGGCGTGAGCGGTAAGCCCAATCTCGTTCGTAGTGTCAACGGAATTTCGCCGGGAACTGATGGGAATGTAACTATTCCTATTACGGCACGGATGATGCCTAACTATGGATCGTACGTTCAAATTGGTGCAGGGGATTACACTCCGAGCGAAGATGGTTGGCTGAGACTCGAAAATATGAATAGCGGTGACTATACGGGCGGGAAAGTCATACACAAAGCCAGCGGTGCCTTAATTCTTGAGTTCTATCAAAACAGATACCCTGGGAATGCGACAATGATGCTCCCTGTACGAGCCGGAGAAACATATACCGTTAGCAATCCAGGCAAGATTTATTTCCATAAAATGATGTGAATATTATGACCCAAAGATACAAGATTCAAAATGAGAACACCAAAGAGGTGCTTATTGCCATTGGTGAGGACATCGAGTGGTTCGAAGCAATGGGTTATACGGAAGTTGGAGAAGTAGAGCAAGCCTACGATGGACGCTATTACGTCGCGGGCTATGAGCCTGAGATTCCAGATGAAGAGTTGGAGGCAAGGCATCTCGCAGAAGCAAAGCGCGAGAGAGCTGAGCAGGTTGGCGCAATCCTCGTCGAGGTCGATGGGATGGTCTTTGATGGTGGAGAGCGTGCCCAAACTAGAATGGGGAACGCTATTCGCGCGGCTGAGATTTCAGGGCTCTCGTCTTTCGACTGGGTGTTGGCAAACGACGAGGTCGCGACAGTCACGCTTGAGCAACTGAAAGAGGCGTTTGCAAAGTCCGTAGGGACAATGTGTGAGCTCTGGCCTAGACCTTACGAGCGGGCATAACGGCGTTAACTATCGAGAAAGTTGGCACCCCCGCTCTAGGCGATAGGACGATCCTCAATCGTGCGTCAGCGTTAAAGAACGTTTCTTTTGGAACATCGTTGTAAGGCGATAGCCACCGGACTTGATGGCACGAAGCAAACGCACTTTTACGCTCGTCGGTAGGCGTCTGCGGCAGGCTCGGTCTCCGATGTTCGATGGGCCATCAAGCGTCCAGACGCAAGCCGAAAGCAATCTATGCGGAGGGAAACGTTTCGCGAAGTCGGAGTAAGGACAGAACAGCCAGTCGTCGACGGGAGCCGGTATCGGCATATAGGTAGCTAATGCGTAGGCAGCGGCTTCGCGATGAATCAGATACGCAAAGGTGCAAAGCGGTGTTGGCTGGATGATCCGAAACAATTCCGTGTCATGAACTGGATAGTTTTCTCCGACAGTGAACGTTTGACGGGACCCGTGGAGCTGGATGACGTGGACCCCTTGAGGAATCCAATCGGAAGAGGTAGCGAACAGCTTGAAGCGGGGCGATAGGACGATGTCGTCCTCCATGATCAAGCCCCATTCGCAGTTGCTTTTTACGAGCTTTTCCCAACAGGCTGCGTGCGATAGGAAGCATGCAATCTCAGTTGGCCACAGCGCTTTTCTGAAGACGAATTTCTCGGGGGCATCGTAGGGGGCCTCTAGCCGGGCGAGTTCCTCAGAACTCAATTTACGACCGTCTATAGCGTGGATGCGTTGGAAGGAGAGGCCCTGCGCGGAAAGTTGTTTTGAAATCGATTCTAGGCGCTCGGCCGAGCGATCAAGGTTAACCACTAAACGAAGAATGTTGGTTGGGGGGGGG